GCCCTCATGATCGAAGGCTGTTGGCATTCGGCCTTCAGATTCCCAGTCGATATCGAAAGCGAACACCTTCACGTTCCCATCAAGACCTACAAGATAGTGGCCCAAAGAACGAGAACCCGCGAGATGCTCCTGCAGAGCGACGCGGGTAAATTTTTTCTCGACCGGCGTGTAGATTCCATTCGAGTGCTGTTCGGCCATGACGTCTGTCCTGGCGATGAACATCTTAGCAAAGATGTTCTCAATCGGCTCGGACACTGGGCTTGCCTTTCTATGCGTTATCGCCGGTAGCGGCCCTACCGATGCAACGAATCACCACCCTAGCACATACCAAAATGCAACGGTACAATGCCTATGACCGTGGTCACGCGCCGGACCATGGCCTGCAGGGATACCCCTGGCTCCTCGCTCACTCGGACACGAGCGAGGATGCCGGGGGTATTGTGCTTTATGGACCGACCTACGTACTATCCCAGTTATGTCCACTGAAGTCTGGCTTAGAAATCCGCACAACTACCACCGCCAGATTCGAGAGGTGGGTCATGTCAACACGGTCTGGAACTGGACGACACTCACCCAGAAGAGGGCAGATCCAGTCTCATTCTCGGAGATGGCCTTTGGCGGACTTGCCTGGCGAACTATGGTCGTGGGCGGTTATGGCTGCGCGCTTTATCGTCCTGGAGATAGTCGATCCAAACCTTCGGCAGTCTTTCCTTTCTGGAGTGCTACCCACAGTTCTATGGGTGAGCTTCACAAGCTCATCAAAAATCCCGTTGGTAATTATTCGTTTTCAGATGAACTGTTGGGAACCCTGCGTCCCGTTCTTGGCCAAGAACATCGAATCGTTATCGGGTATCTTCCAACACTGAATACCAAACCTGGCCAGAACCTGATGGTCGAGCTGGGACAGATTCAGCGAGATAATCCACAGGTTATTCTGCATCACTTCGGTGCGTCTGTTTACGCAGCTCAGATGGGAGTAGAGTTAGGCAGTCTCGACTTTGATGCCCGGGAGCATGCTGCGCATGGCCGTATAATTCTTCCCGTTGGCGGAAGGCATGTCCCCGACGATCTTCCCCCTGAACGATACCAGTACATTGAGATGCTGGAGTACAACCTCAGGAAGCTTTACGACGACCCAGCTTACAGGTGTAAGTATAATATCGAAGCGGCAGTCTGGGCTGGGAAGTATTACGTCGAAGAGATGAACTACGTCGTTAGGAGGAGGCGTCGAAAGAAGAACAGCGCACCAGAGACTGTTCCGCTGAGTATTTCCGACAAGGAAGCCAGCAAGGTAAAGTACCAACCGCAAACCAAGAGCGTGTTCATCCGGCCGGTTAAGCGAAACCCCGGAGATACGCTAAGCTGCAATCACTGCAGAATGCAGTTCGCCTGTAAAGCATATCGCGAGGGGAGCGTGTGCACCTTGCCTGACACACCTGGTAGGAAGCTAGCGGACATGTTCAAAGTCCGTGACGCGAACAGCGTTATCGATGGACTCAGTCACCTGCTTGTTATGCAGGCTAACCGCCTGCAGGACGCTATGACTGACGAAGAGCAGACCGGCGAGGGACTGAACCCAGAGGTTAGCAAGGAGATCAAGGCAACGTTCGAGAACGGCAAGACCCTAGCCCAGCTCCTCGACCCGGGGCTCAAGGGTGGACCGAAGGTAGTGAACAACAATAACACTGGGCCGAGTAACACCCTCGTGGTTGCCCAGGCTAACCCGAACGAACTGGTGGCCGGGATCGTGCGCCAGCTAGAGCAGCAGGGTATTCCGCGGGAGAGTATTACCCAGGACATGATCTCCAACGCGATGGCTGCATTGTCCCAGAACAAGGTGATCGAGGCGTGACTAGCCCTGTCGCCAGGGCGATTGCGAACCTTCAATGGTTGCAGGCTAATCCTCACTTCGACGAGAAGCCTGCAACCATTGAAGAGTTCATCGGTCCTGGCTATCTCAATATTCGAGATAAAGTTCGCTCTAAGATCCGCGAGACTCTAACCGAGATCTTCGGTGCAGAGGTAAACGGTCAGCGCATGACTGCTGGATACCTGCGAGCCATGATCACTGGTGGAATCGGTATCGGCAAGACAACCTTCGCTTCGATCGTTCTTCCCTACATGGCACATTGGTGTCTGTGTCTGAAAGATCCCCAGGACTTCTTTGACCTGCTGCCAGGTTCCCGTATTGCGTTCATGATGATGTCTACCTCGGAGTCGCAGGCCCGTGAAGTCCTCTTCGGCGATGTTGTTGCGCGTATCCAGAACTCGCCTTGGTTTTCGACGAACTACGCCAAGGATCCTGCTTATAAGAATCAGATTCGTTTCCCCAAGGATATCTGGATTATTCCTGGTGACAGCGCTGAGACTACGTTCGAAGGTTATAACATTCTGGGTGGAATCCTCGACGAAGCAGACTCGCACAAAGTTACCAAGGTTAAAGATTACGCGTCTTCCGGATATGATACAATCAACAGTCGTATCGAGTCCCGATTCCAGGATCGCGGATTCTTGATTGTCATTGGGCAGATGAAGAAAGCTGTTGGCTTCGCTGCTCAAAAGTATGACGAGTTCCTGAAGGACGAGAAGGCCTACACTGCACGCATGGCCATCTGGGAGTCTCTCGGGTGGTCGCGCTACCTTGATGCGAACGGCAACCGGCTCAGCTTCTATTACGACGTGAAGCGCAAGAAGATCATCGAGGGTGCGCTCGTCGAGCTGGTAGACAGCAACGATCTCATTGAGGTGCCACTTGTTTACCAGCCGTCTTTCAAGAACGATCCAGAAAAGGCTCTGCGCGACCTTGCTGGCATTCCACCTAAGGTCGGAGATCCGTTCATTAGTCTGGTGGACCGAGTGGAACAAGCTCGTGATAAGTGGAGGGAGCGAGTGGGCGCCCCTTCTCCTGTCGATTCTAACTGCGTGTCGCCGAAGTTCGAGCCGTGGTTCAGGTGTAGCGATAACCTCCGACGTGCCGCGCACGTCGACATAGCCTACGCCGCAGAGGGCGACGCGGCAGCTATTGCAGTTGGTCATGTTCCGGAGGTTGTCGAGATTGATGGCGAGCAGAAGCCTTACATCATCATTGACTGTATTCTAAGAATTAAAGCGCCCGCGGGTGGCGAGATCATGATCAATGACCTTCGCCGGTTCTTGTATTACATTCGGGATGATCTGGGCTTTAAGATCACGACCGTGACCTTGGATGGATTTCAAAGTCAGGACACCATCCAGCAGCTGCGTCGACGTAGGCTGAAGGCCGAGTACCTTTCGGTCGACCGAATGAAAGCACCGTTTGAGGATCTTCGAGAGGCTATCTACGAGGAGCGAATCGAGTTCCCACAGTACATGACGCAGATGAAACAGGGCGATCCGAAGCTAGTCGAGATTGCCATGAAGGAACTTCTGGAGCTGTCTGATGTGGGATCTAAGATTGACCATCCTGTCGATGGCAGCAAAGACGTCGCAGATGCTATGGCTGGTGTTTGTTACACCCTCATGGGAGATCGCCAGTATCGGCGTCGGCAGCTCTCTGTCTCTCCTGGCACGACCACTGAGGAGTACAATCCGAACACCGGCCAGTTCGGACAGGGTCAATCAGCCCTAGCTCTACTGGGCCTCGGTCCGACGATGCCTTCCGCGCCGCGTGTGCCGGATAGTTCAGCCATGCCTCCGGGTTTCGGTCCGATCATTCCTTAGTGTAATCTAGTGGCACAGAGTTTCCTGCCTGGCGCGGCCACGCAGCATCCTCGAACCAGGAGAACGAAGTGTCGCTAGTAGACCACAACGGGATGCCACTGGCTACCCAGCAGTTCAAGAAGGCTCCGCCCCCGGTCCTCGGCGAGAAATTCGGCGGGTGGTCGGGGATGCCGGAGCTTGTTTCGCGCAAGCTCACTCGGGCGGCAATGATCCAGTTTGACCTGGATCAGCTGCGACTTGAAGACTACCGAAACATGCGTGACCATTACCAGGTCAATGCAAGTCTTTCGGTACTGAGCTTCATGATCTATCAGATGGATTTTAAGATCACGGGGCCGAACCAGAGGGTTATTTCGCTTTGCGAGGAACAGCTCCGAGAGATCTGGCCTCGTCTTGTTCGTGCACTGAGCCAGAGCTTCTGGTCTGGGTACAGCCCGTGTGTGCTGCAGTGGGAGAACGACGTACCGGGAAAGAAGACTGTTCTCACTAAGGTGAAGGATCTTCGTCCCGAAGAGTGCCGGATTCACTGGAAGGATGTTGAAGGTTACAAGCCTCCAGGTGGCATGGCTCGAAAGCTCAAGGTCTACGACGGCATTGACCAGGAGGGGTATGGACACATCCCAGTGCAGAACACTCTCTGGTACCCCCTCCTCATGGAGAACGGCCACATGTACGGCCGGAAGATCCTGCGTTCTGCTTTCTCCAGCTACTTCTTTTCCCTGTTGCTGCACCTCTATGCCAACCGATACTTCGAGCGATTCGGCGAGCCAGTCCCGATTGGACGCGCACCCTTCGAGGATCAGGTAACTGTCGGCAACGAGGTTCAGGGTGCGCCGAGCTTCATGATGTCTGCACTGCAGCAGTTGCGCAGTCGCAGTGCGGTGGTGCTTCCGAACGACCGCGACCCAGAAGCGAAGACGTTCGATTATGACATCTCGTACATGGAGTCCCAGATGCGTGGGGCTGACTTCGAGCGCTATCTCCTTCGCCTCGACGAAGAGATCAGTCTTGCGATCTTCACCCCGCTCCTTATGCTGCGCACGGGCGAGACTGGTTCTTCCAACCTTGGTCTTGGGCAGATGCAGGTTTACCTATGGATGCTCAACGCTATTGCGGGTGACTGGGCCGAGTATATCAACCGCTACATCCTGGCACCGATGACCCGGTTCAACTTCAGTCAGACCACTGCGCCTGCGAAGATCGAGTTCCGCAAGCTCGGCAAAGACAACGCTGACACGATCCGGGTTCTTCTGGCGGGCCTTCTTCAGAAGGGTACACTCGGAGTTGACCTGGACGAACTGGGTCAGGCAGCAGGGTTAAGCCTCAAGGAAATCAAGGCTGTTACGAAGCCGGAACAAGATCCTACTGACCCGGAGGAAAATCCTCGGGACGATAGGGTGGGACGCGACCGGCCGGACAAAGAGACGGCTAGCGGCGTCGGTGACCCGGCGGGTACGGCATCGTCCATCAAAGCCCGGGTATCTAGCCAGGCCACTCGCTGGGGTCGGTTGCCCAAGGCGTGGCCGGACTATGTTCCGGACTTCGGACACCAGAAGCAGTTGGCTGAGGCGGTTGGTCAGGCTAAAGCTGACATGATCTTCGGGATGCTGAACACCTGGGCTCAGGACGTGAAGGGTAAGTACGCAACGTCTGCAGAGTACTGTGCGGCGTTTGATAAGGCATTCGATGCCGCGCTCGACTCGGCATGACCTAAGGTGCACTTGCAGACATACGCCGAAGCTAGCAGAGTACGGCCTGGACGACAAGGGCAGGCCGTACCTGCATATCAAAGTCTGGAAGGGAGATAAGCTATACGCAGAATGCATCTTCCGCGGCGGCGAGGCAAAGGTTCTTTGCCGGGAGTGTCTACGATGGTATCGAGTGGTTTTCCAAATTCCACGCTCTCACTTGGAGCCAGTACAAACCCCACCCGAGTTGGTTTAGTGGACGGGCGTACCGGTTGCTAGGTAGTGCTTAATCCGTGTAAGGTAGCGAGACAATGAACATGAAGAGGTTTTCCGCGCCATCGTCCGAGCTTCGGGCGTATAACTTCATGGCCGGAGCTACCGCTGGTCTGGCCGAGTCGCCTGCTCACTTCGAGAAGAAGAAGGAGGATGGCGAAAGCATCCTTCGAATCTTCGACATGCCTGTGTTCCGGTCTGGGACTTTCCGCGATAGCTGGGGAGAGCAAACGACCTGGGAACCAGAGCACATGAAGGCGATGGTCGACAACTACAGCGCCCTCGCATCTCGTCAGATTCTTGAATCTGCGCCTGTTCGGGATGGTCACCCAGCTATCTTCAGTGGGTTGACTCCTGGTGCAGGTGCCGTCGTCGGCTGGCACACGGAGATCAAGACCAAAGAGTTGAAGGCGAAGGACGGGGTAACTTACACCTACGTCCTTGCTGACTACGAGGTCACCGAGCCGGACGCGGTCGGTAAGATTGACCGGAAGACTTGGCGGAATCGTTCTGCCGAGATTGGTACGTACCGGACGAACAACGAAGCCGAATATTGGCCAGCCTACATGGGCTTTGCTTATGTGGACTTGCCTGCGGTAGAGTTGCTCAACGGCCACAACAACGCGTTCTCCAAGGAGAGCCCTAACCGGTTCTTCATTTCGTCAGTGGCCATCCCGAAAGCAACGGAACCAGTAGAAGGAGCCCCCGTGGGCGACGAGAACAAGACCGGGGACCAGACCCCGGCCACGCAGCCTGCTGCCCCGGCGGCCCAGGCTCCGACCCAGGTGCACGCGGCTCCGGCCCCGAGCTTCGTGGTGTTCGGGAAGAGCACGACGGACATCGGCGCTGTTCAGGCTCACATCAACACGCTGGAGCTTTTCCAGCGCGAGTCTCGCGAGAAGGCTCGCAAGGACTTCGTGAGCAGCCTGGCGACCAGCAACAAGATCCTCGCCAAGGATGTCGACGCCCAGACGGCGTTCGCCCTGTCCCTGAGTGACGAGCAGTACGGCAAGTGGACTGAGATGTACAGCGCGGCTCCGTCTGTCCCGGGCATCGGTTCTGAGCCTCAGGGCCAGTCGCCGACTACGCCTGAGCCGACCGGAACGCCGGACCCGAAGGCTACCCGGATCGCGGAGCTGCAGGGTACGCTGCGCATGCACAGTGCGGCTGGCGCCTCCAAGGAGGACATCGAGAAGATGGCTTCCTACCAGGAGCTTCAGTCCCTGCTGGCGGCGGCCAAGTAAGTTCGGCCCGAACGCAAGAACAAACGAGGAGATTGAATGCCTTCCTTCGTGAAGGGTGGCGGCTCGTACACCGACCCGTTCGGTCCGAACGAGTACCGACGCTCTACCAAGGGACTCAAGTACGAGTCGTACACCATTGCGGCTAGCACTGTTCCCACCGAAACGATCAACGGCGTGACGGGCCAGAAGGTTCTTCAGCGCGGCGAGATTCTCGCTAAGATCACGTCCGGTCCCGAGATTGGCAAGGTCGGCCCGTTCGCGGCTGGCACGCCGGTCGTCGAGGTTCAGACTGTTACGATCAGCGGTACGCCCTCGGGTGGCACCTTCCGCCTTGCCTACAACGGCATGGCGTCTGCTGCCATTGCATACAACGCGGCTGCCTCGGTCGTCCAGTCTGCCCTCAACGGAATCCCGTCTCTGGTGTCGTCCGGCCAGCAGGTTACCGTTACTGGTTCGGCTGGTGGACCTTACACGGTTACCTTCCAGGATCCAGGCGACGCGTCGACCATCACGCTCGACACCAACTCGCTCACCGGTGGTTCCAGCCCGACGGTTGCAGTTGCGACCACGACGCCTGGTTCTGTCGGTACCGGTACTGGTGCGGCGACTGACGGTCGGTCGGACCCGGCGAACATCGTCGGTATCAACGACACCTACCTGCCCTGGCAGCTTCTGAACCACGACGAGCAGGTTGCTGCGTGCTATGTCGGCGATGTCGTCCAGGCATGGTGCTTCCAGCGGAATGCGGCGGGCGCCCGGGTTGCTCTTGATGACTCGGTTGCGCGCTACATGATCAACCGCAAGCACATGCAGATCAACTTCCACTGATCCGGAGATTTTGAATGAGCAGCTTCGTCAAGCCTCCGGGCCAGGGACGGTCTGGGGGTACCCAGAACTTCGCCTACCTGGACACCCCGCAGGACCGCCTGGTCCGCAAGGAGTCCGCGCTCGGATTCATCCGAGAGATTCAGCCGCCCCAGGACCACATCGGTCTGCGCGAGTTCGCGCCCTGGATGGAGGTTCCGACTGACGAGGTTATCTTCGACTACCTCACCGGTTTCGCTGAGGGTCTTGCCCCCGCGCGCGCCGAGGATGCAGAGTCGGAGCTGGCCCAGAAGGACAACCTCTACACCGGCCAGGGTCGGGCGTCGCTGATTGACTGGGCGATCAAGGACCACTACACTGCGTCGGACGTGAACCGGTACCGCGAGGCGATGGACGTTGCCCAGCGTATCGCGCAGACTGGTTCGATTCCGCTGACCGTCAGCTCGGTGACCGAGGGCTTCCAGGAGCGCCTCGCCCGAGATGACGCGATGCGTCGTCGTCGGTTCGACAACCGGCTGGAGTGGCTGATCATGTCGGCCATCAGCACGGGCGCCATCGCTTACAACGACGGCAAGATCGTGTTCTCGGTTGACTACGGCCGTCCGGCCAACCAGTCGGCTGGCAACGCGGCGAACGACCTGGCCGCCGCGAGCGTCACCGATGGTGTGTGGTCGATCGCTGGTACCTCGTTCGACCCGATTCGGTTCATCACCGAGGTTCAGCAGTACATGTACGACACTACGGGTACCATCCCGAAGCGCGTACTGTGCAGCCGGAAGTTCATCAACCGGCTCTGGGCGTCGGACAAATTCATCGCTCGCACCGGCCTGGTGGTCGGGGGTACGCCCTCCTCGCCGATCGACATGAACTACCTGGTCGAGGGTTGGGGTCCGGGCGCGGCTGCGGAGATCGTTGGCCGTGCGACTGGCGTTCGGTTCATCGAGTACGACTCGGTTTACCGGACCCGGGCGATCGGCGGCAAGACGGTTACGAACAACCGATTCTTCCCGGAGGACCGACTGGTCTTCCTTCCGGAAGAGGGTGACCTCACCGAGTTCGACACCACTGGCACCGGCTTCGGTCGGATGCTCACTTCCCCCCACCCCGAGGGTAACTGGACTGCCGGTTTCTACGACTGGGAGGAAGAGACCCGCGACCCGTGGGGGCACACCCGAGGCATGGGCGTTAAGGCGTTCCCGATCTTCCTCCACATGGAGAAGACCTACGCCGTCAACGTCACTGGCCTCTAAGGAGGTAGCAATGGCGATCAGCCGTGACGGTACTGCTGTTATCCGGCCGACTCCGGGCTCGGACCGCAAGGGCCAGCCTCGGTCGAGTTCCGGTTCGACTTCTCGTACCAGCCCCCTCGCCGTTGGCGGTGGGCGGAAGGTAGCGAAGGTCACTCGCCAGCCGGGCCGAAGCGCTCGGTAGTTCAGAAGAAAGGGGAGGGACTTCAAACAAGTCCCTCCCCTTTTCTGGCTTAACCAGGAGAGGGAATAATGGCCAGCACGGAAAAGAACATCGAGGCTGTTGACGAGTCGTCCCGCAGTGTTGCTGGGTACGTCGGCGTCAGCCCCGAGTACAAGAACTCGGCATCCATCCACAACCGGCCGCTTCGCGAGGAAGACTCGGAGGAGAAGGGCGAGACGCAGAAGGGTCTCGAAGCCTTTGCCCTCGACACCGAGGACAACGAGTGGAACGGCACCCTGGGTGCCGTGAACCCCGAGGCGTACGACGACGTTATCGAGGACCAGAAGCGGCGCGAGAAGGAAGCCGCTGAGGACGAGGACAACGGCGGCGAGGGTGTCGACGAGAAGACCAAGGCTGCTCGCCAGTCTTCTGCCGCGGAAGGCGCCAAGGCCTCCAGTGACAAGTCGGACGAGAGCAAGCCGGAAACGGCCAAGGCTCAGCCGACTCTTCGTACGCCCGTCCGCAAGTAGGGGATAGGGAATGGCAGCGTACTGCACCCAAGCGGATCTGCTTACCGGTAGCATTCCGGCGAGCAGTTACATCGACGTGGACAGGTACATCCAGTCTGCCGCCGACGAGATCGACTCTGCTCTGGCGATGCGCTACATTGTTCCAGTGGTCGTTCCTGCTATTCCGCAGTACGCTGCCACCACCCTGGTTCTCAAGGGGATCAACCAGCGCCTGGCTAGTGGCCGGATCATTACTGCAGCAGCGGCTACTGGATCACAGACCGAGACTCATGCGTATGGTCTATACCTAATCGAGCAGGCTCTTCAGCAACTGAAGGCCCTGATCGATGGGTCGTACATTCTTCCTGGCGCACCCACGGTCAACCAGCCTGGCAGTGACACCGTGCCTGTGCTGATTACGAACGTGGACTCCGAGTCGCAGGTCGAGGCATTCTATCAGCGAGTCACTGGATATCCTCCGCTTCCTGGCGGAGATGTTCCCTGGGCTGCGTACTGGCGGGTGCCTGAATGAGCGTTTGGTCTATTGAAGTAGATGATACCTCGTTTCAGCTGGCTCTTACCCAGCTGGAGATGAGGTTGAACGACAGTGCACTCGGCATCTTTCTGCAAGGCGCAGTCGATCCTTGGCTGCGCCTTCGTGCAGAAAAGCGCTTTGCTGGCGAAGGCGACGATGCAGTAGGTGCATGGAGTCCACTCAAGTATCCTACCCAGAACATCCGTGGCTCAATGGGTTACGGTCCGTCGCACCCCATCAACAAGCGTACGGGAATCCTGGAGAGGTACATCACTAACTCTGCGGGTAATGTTGGTGCAGCACCTGGCGGTGTTCAGCTGACATTCCCAGGAGCGCAACCAACTGGTAATATCTACGAGAAGGTCTTGACTGCTCAGGCGGGACGACCAAGTCCGAAGACTGTGCCGCGGCCTGTCTTGGGGCTCAGCATGACAGACTCTTTGTTTGTCCAGACGAGCCTCGTTCAGTACATTGAGACGGGGACGTTTTGATCACAGGTGATGAGTTTGCTTTCCCGAATAACATCATCCAGGTAATGGCGATGTTCTTCGAAGAGCTGATTGACGACGATCCCAATCCGCTAACGAAAGTGAAAGTACTGAAGCGTCCACTAGCTCCTACCGACCCGGTGCAATCGGTAGGGGTGTATCCAAGGATGTGGACTCCAGACGAGGGCTCCTGGGAAATGGGTACGCCTCACCATGGGCAGACCCTCCAGAAGTACAACGTCCAGATCCAGTGCTTCGTGAAGGACATGGACGAGGTGCGTGGACTGAACGCACACTCCAAGTTGGCAACTATTGTCAAACGTATCCTTTACACGGATGAAGATCTCCGTTTAGCATTGGGATCGCTAAGCATCACCATCGGTGGCATCACCGAGAGGTTTCAGAGGATGTCCATTACCGGTGCGACTTATATCTCTAACGAGATTAACGGGGAGCACAACTTCCTCTGTACGCTAGAAACCATCTTCGAGACGGAGACAGCTTAATGGCGACAGACGACAAGGTCGCTGCGGAGCAGGAAGCGGTGGAGAAGCTTCGTCAGGAGCTTGCCGAGCTGAACGCCCCCGACGTGGCCACCGAGAATGATGTTACCCTCGGCCAGCTCAAGCGCGAACGCGAGTCTCTCGAAGCCGAGATCGCCGAGCGCAAGGCTGCGAAGGAGCGGTCGCACGAAGTTGGCGGCGACCCGCTGGCCTACAGTCGGTTCCTGCTTGACCGCAAGACCAGTCAGGAAGCGGCGCGCGCGGAGACTGTTGTCCTCGACGCGACCGGAGACAAGAAGGCCGCTGCTGCCGCCAAGGCTGAAGCCGAAGCTGCCGCGAAGGCGAACGACGAGAAGAAGAGCGGGGGTAACTGACAATGGGTTTCTCCTCGCAGGCTGGTGCGCTCGTTCTGGTGACTCAGGCCCTCAAGGGTACCTACAACGCTGACATCGACGAAGACGGTGTCAGCATGCGTCTCCGTTCGGGGTCGCTGGCTCCGAACCGAGAGCTGCTGATTCCGGACGCCGAGATCGGTGGCGGTCGAGACGTCAACGACGCTTACCTCGGCGCGGTGTCGTGGTCGGGCGACTTCGAGTTCTACGCTCGAATGAAGTCCCTTCCGACTCTGCTTCGTGGTGCGCTGGGTACGGCAGTCTCGAACACTACGACTGGCGTGACGACTCACACCATCACGCCGTCGGACGCTGCGCTCCTTCCGTTCCTGAGTGCCCAGCACCAGGTCGGTTCGGGTCTGGATGTCTACGACTACACTGACATCGTCGTCAACACCCTCCACTTGGAGGCGGAAGCTAACGGCTACCTCATGGGTACCGTTGGTCTGATCGCCGTCAAGGAGGTCGCTGGCGCGACGCCGATCGACGAGTCTTCGCTCGACGACGGCACTCCGATGATGGTCGGCACGAACATCTCGCTGACCCTCAACGGCGTGACGCTTCCGGCGAAGTCGTTCAGCCTCGACATCAACAACAACTTCGAGGATGACGACTTCCGGCTAGGTTCGCTGTACCTGAACCAGCTGTCCCCGAAGCGTCGTGAGGTTACCGGGTCGGTTACCATCCGACCGGAAGACTCGAGCCTGTTCCGTCGGGCCACCTATGGTGGCGCGGCTCTTACGCAGGCTGGTGGCACCACGGTGAAGGACCAGATGGTCATCACCATGAACACCTACGAGTACATCCCGGGCGCAACGCCGAGCACGACCACCTACCAGCTGACCATCACCATCCCCAAGATCGCGCTTCAGCCGTTCGGGTTCGAGCCCTCGGGTGACGACCTGATCGAGAACGACATCGAGTTCCAGGCGCTGCGCCCGGTCATCGGCACTGGCCTGATGACTGCCGTTGTGCGGAACGGCACGGCCGACATCGCCTGATATAAGGTAGGGCTGCCTACCTGCGAACGGGCGGGCTGCTAGTGGACGGGTTGCCACTGGTAGTCCGCCCGTTTCGTGTGCTAGGGTAATCGCATGGCAGCATGGCAGACGTTCAAAACGATAACAGGCAAGGAGTCCAGAGCGCACTGGGTTAGAGATAGTGGCACTACCCCGTGCACGTCTGGACCGGTCTGGTATTCGTCGGGCGGCTGGCAGGAACCATCAGAGAAAGCGCTACCGTGCAGACGGTGCGTGAAGTACGCACGGTATCTGGTGGACAAGTTTAAGACCTAGGAGGGTCATCAGTGGAAGACTTTCAGCCTGGCCCGCCCACCGAAGAGCAGCTGGATCGGCAGATCCAGGATTACTGGGGCTTCGAAGAGCGTCGGCAGTTTATGCTTCCCGACGGGGTTCAGTACATCGAGTACAAGATCCTGACGGAAGGCGACAAGGCTCGCTACCAGAAGGCGACCAACCGAGAGCTGGCTATCTCGCGTAACAGCGGTGACGCTAAGCTCAAGACGGACCCGGCCGAGGACCGCCAGGCTCTGCTTCGGATCGCTGTCGTCGGCTGGAAGATGTACCGAGGCCGCGACTCGAACGGTCGTCCCGCTGAGGTTCCGTTCGGGATTAGCCAGGTTCGGGCAGATGGCAAGATGCACACTGGTCGAGGTGACGCGAACTTCGATTTGTGGCTTTCCATGGCGAACCCGCGCATCGTCGAGGATCTCGAACGCGACATCCGCAAGGCGAACCCCTGGCTTCTTGGCGACATGGAGCCCGAGGACATCGAGAAGGAGATCGCTAACCTCGAAGAAATGCTCGTGGTTGCGCGGGAGCGTAAAGAGGGAAAGACCAGCTCCGGCGACAGGTAGACCTTTACGTCAAGGGTGATCCCATCCAGATGGCGCATCCTTCGCTGAGACTGTTTGGTATATGCGAAGCGATGAAGTGGAATCACCTGCCTGTCTCCGGAGGACTCTACGCCCAGCATCCCGACCTGCTAGATGACTTTGCTTTGATCTTCCAGGTTCGTGCAGCGCATGAGGAAGCCGAACGAAAGAAGCAAGAGCAAGAACAGAAGAAGCAGATGGGCCGGACTGGATCATCCAGAACGCGCGGTCCACGGCGTAGGTAAAATCGCCCCAGCAATTCCTTGCTAAGGATTGCTGGGGCGATTACTCTTGGCGTCCAGGTACAAGCACCAGGAGGTGCACACTGAACGCCTACCTGAATGTTCAGATCCGAATCATGGGTCAGAACGCTGTTGCACAGTTGGCCGCGCTCCGTGGTGCGACCGGTGGCGTAACCTCCAGTATGAATGGAGCTTCCGCAGCCACCAGAGGATTTGGCGCTGCACTCAATGGGACTAACCTCGTCAAGTGGGGTTCCCAGATGCAGTGGATCGGTCGACAGATCGAATATAACTTTACACTACCACTATTGGCAGCAGGTGGTTTTGCTGTCAAATGGGCAATGGACAACGAGCGTGCATTCACTCGTCTGTCCAAGGTTTACGGTGATACTGACCTCCAGGCTGCGCTCGGTACCCAGGGTATTAACAACGAGCTGCAGGCACTTCAGCGTAACCTGGTTGCACTGTCGAACTACTTCGGTATCGCACAGGCTGATGCAATTAACATTGCAGCGGACTGGGCGGCAGCTGGCTCATCCGGTGTAGCGCTAGCACGAGCTACCAAGTTGACCATGCAAGCCATGGTCCTTGGTGAACTCGACGCCAAGGCTGCGACCGAAGCGCTGATTGCTATTCAGTCTCAGTTCGCATTCAGCACCGAGGATCTGGCGAAGACGCTCAACCAGTTGAACATGGTTGAGAACCAGACCGGTGTTTCGATGGGCGGACTGATTCAGGCGTTCAGCCGGGCAGCTGGTGTGGCGCGGTCGGCCGGTATCGATACCCTCCACCTGGCCGCCATGATCGCGGCTATGACACCTGCGGCGGGATCGGCAGCCCAAGCCGGTAACGCGTTGAAGACAATCATCTCCCGACTGTTGAGCCCCACCAAGGAAGCTACTGAAGTCCTTGGACTCATGGGCATCAACATGACAGACATGGGCTGGAAGTCTGCAAACGCAGCCCAGCGCCTGGAGATTCTGGCAAAGAACTTCACGAACCTGAGCGACGGCCAGAAGGCTGTCGTGTCTGCGGTTGTCGCCTCGCGGTACCAGATTAACAAGTTCGACGTGTTGATGGAAGCTATCATCAACAAGCAGAGCTTCTACCACAAGGCGCTCAACTCGGCTGCGGACGCTGACCGAAACGCTGCGCAGGCACAGCGAGAGCTGAACGCGGTTCTGGATTCCAATCCTAAGAAGATGGACCAGATCGTAAACATCATGAAGAACGCAAGTGCGGAGATCGGGCAAGACCTGATTCCCACGTTCCTCATGGCTGCGAACGCGATCCGTCTGGTTCTTCAGTGGTTCAACAACCTCGACCCGAGCGTTCGCAAGTTCATCATTACGGCCCTGGTGTTTTTGGCATTGCTGGGTCCGATCATCAGGTACGTGTCGGTTCTTGCTACATCGCTTGGTCTGCTCATCAAGGCGTTCGTCTGGGTGGGCGCAGCGGCTGCCGGTGCTACTGCAAGGATGGTCAGCTTTACGGCCGTCAGCGCTGCAGCGAGCTTCATCCCCAAGCTTGGCGCTGGGCTTATTTTGCTCGGCAACGCTATGATTATGCTGGCGTTTCGCACTGTCGGCGCGATCAACATGTTCTTCATGTTCAACAAAGCTGGCATTGCAATGTGGGCGGGTGCGTCCAAGATCTGGTCGGCTGGAATTGCTGGCTTGATCAAGATGATGGTCATGTTTAACACGGCAATGCTTTACATTTACAACCTGCTCCGTGTTCGCATGGTTGTTAATACTGCCCTTCATGGCATTGCCATGACCAAGATCTGGGCAGGCATGTGGGGTGCACTTGCAACCATCATGACCACGGCTGGTGCTGGGCTCAGTAAAATCTGGGCGACCATTATGCTTACCATGAGGTCGACTACGCTCGGCCTCTGGAGCGGCATAGTCGTCATTTTCCAGCAGGGCATTCTTGCTATCGCTACCGTACTGGGCGCTGGCATGAGGTTAATCGGAGTAATCTGGCGAGCGTGGATGGGCGCCCTTGCTGTGATGACCACCTCTGGTATGTATGCCATTGGCGCCGTTATGAGTTTTGTTGGTGGCACCTTTGCCAACATCTTCATGTGGATCTGGATTGGCATTACCAAGGTAACTCTTGCTGGCCAGAAGGCTTTGATTGTACTGCAGGGCGTGTTCAGCCGAGCATGGGTTGCCATGTGGGCTGCTATGAACCTGGCCGTCGGTACCTTGCTTGGACGAGCGTTCGCACTGTACGCAGTCATCATGAACATGGGCTTCAAGGGTCTTCTCAAGATGCTTGGCCGGTACGCTATGATGGCAGTAGCAGCAATGACCGGACCTTGGGGTATCGGTATCGCAGCTGTCGTGGCGCTGCTGATTATCTTCTGGGATGACATCAAGAAGATCTTCAGCAACATCGTCAACTACATCCAGAAGGCATTCAACGCACTGCCTGCCGGAGTTCGCAACGCACTTATGGCCGTGGTCAACATGGTCAAGCAGGCAGCAATGGCGATCTACCGACTGTTCAGCTACATCAACCCGTTCGCTCACCACTCGCCATCTTTGGTAGAGAACGTGACCAACGGGCTTGGGGTGGTCGGGCAGCAGTTTGAGCTGATGGAGCGCAAGGTTAGCTCTACGGTTCAGGGCGCCTACCAGCAGATCAAGGCATTCGGCGCGGCCACCAGCGGATTGCTCGCTAAGGCGAACGCGTTGGAGCTTGCCGATGTAGCGGAGACGTTCAAAAAGGCTGGCATGAGCGGGATGTTCCCGCAGTACCAGGCTTTGAACAACACGCTGATTGCACTGCAGGGCGAACTGGCAGCGGCTAAGGCTGCGGTCGAAGCGCAGGAAGAAGTTGTCCGTCAATGGGAAGCCCGCGTCGACGCGGCCAATAAGGCGCTCGATGAGCAGCAGGCAATCCTGGACAAGCTGGAGCAGACGGCCAACGCGACCAGCGATGCACTGAGCAAGGCGAAGGAAGCCTTGCAGGGATTTGTTGACACGCCGATCAGTGGCGAGCTTGCACTGGGTGATGCGATTCGGCAAAACCAGCTGGAGCAGAAGAAGCTTCAGCTGGAGATGCTGAAGATGGAGCAGGCTGGCGACAAGCTCGACGACATCAAGAACAAGTACCAAGAGATCAACGGTATGATCGAGTTGCTCCGTGGCGAGCAGGCTAGCCTGCGTAACGCCGGGGCAGGCTCGGAGATTCTTGGTGCGTTCGATGGTCAGATCGCTGCACTCGAAGCACAGCGTGACGCACTGCAGTCTAACCAGGGTCCGCTCAACCAGATGAGCAAGGCGCTCGACGAGCTGAAGCTCAAGGGCGAAATGCTCGACCTGGAGAAGGCGATCAACTTTGATGCACTCCATGACGAGATCGAGCGCGCATCCAAGTCCATGGTCGAGATGCCGTTCGATGAGATCATGGCTGGAGTTAAGGGCACCAAGGCGCAGGTCGACCAGCTCACGGCCACCTACGAAACCCAGAAGGCTGCAGTCGATGCACAGAAGGCTGTGGTCGACAACTACAAGGCAGCTCGGGACGCACTCCAGGCTAGCTACGATGTCGAACAGCAGAAACTAAGTGCGCTGCGTGACGCCTACAGTGACGTCCAGGATGCAGTCTCGGCAGTCGAAGAAGCAATGCAGCAGGCTCGCGGTGCAGCCGATGCAATGGTTCAGGCTATGGAGAAGGCCAAGTCCGCTAAGGACGGCATGTCTCCCGGCGCACAGAACTTCCTGGATGCTGCCGGTGCAGACTTCCCGAACATCGGTGGCACTGGTGGTATTGGTCGTGAAGGTGGCTTGGGTGACCAGTCTAGTCTGATCGACGAGATGACCAAGGACTTGGAGAAGGAGCTTAACAAGCAGCTCGAATCCCTGAACCCGTTCAACTGGATTAAGAAGGGTTGGAACGCCACAGTCAAGTGGTGGAACGAGACTGTCGTTCCGTGGTTCAAGGATGTCTTCGGTGGCATCTCGTTCGGTGGTGGAGGTAAGGACGGCGGAGGCGATGGGCCGTTCGCTGGCTTCGTCGAGAAGGCCAAAGACTTCTGGGACACGCTGAAAGAAATCTGGGGATGGCTCACGGCCACCTGGGACAACCTCGGCGAGCTGTTCGGGCCGACCATGGAAGACCTCAAGAAGATGTTTGAGGACATGGGTCCGCCCCTCAAGGATCTTTGGGAAGCCCTGAAGGATCTGTGGTCTAGTCTCGACGTCATCTGGCCGATCCTGAAGATTGTCGCCTACGTGGTCGGCGGGATTCTTCTTGTTGCCTTCTTCCTGCTGATCGGTGCAATCAAGATTGTTGCCGATACCCTGATCGGTATTCTTGGCCCGGTCATTAACGGCATCATCAGGATCATCGAGGGTGTAGTCAAGATCTTTACAGGTCTTATCAACTTCATCGTCGGAGTATTCACCGGAGACTGGTCGAAGGCTTGGGAAGGTATCAAGCAAATCTTCGGTGGCGTCTGGGATGTTATCGCCGGTCTAGTGGGCGGGGTTCTCGGCGGCATCTGGGGTGGCATCAAGGGGTTCGTAACCAGCATCTGGGACATCTTCGTTTGGCTGTACGACGTCCTGGTTGGTCACTCGATCATCCCCGACCTGGTCAACGCGATCTTCAAGTGGATGTCCGAACTCCCCGGCCGAATCCTCGGAGCCCTTCAGAGCTTCGGTGGCAAGCTAGTCGAGTGGGCTACGAACGCCTGGAACGGATTCCTTAACAAGGTCAAGGAGATCGGTACCGCGGTAATCAACTGGGGGCAGAACCTCAAGGACGGCATCATCAACAAGCTGTCCAACCTTGGCTCCCTGTTGAGCAACTCTGCCAACACGCATTGGCAGGCATTCTTGACTGCAGCGAAGGCGAAGATCGACAGCGCTATCGCTACTGCCAAGAACATTCCGGGGCAGATCAGCAGTGCCCTCGGCAACCTTGGTAGCTACCTGCAGAGCAAGGGTGCCGACCTGATCCAGGGCCTGATCAACGGTATTACCAGCAAGGTGACCGCGGTCAAGAACAGCATGGCGAACATCGCCAACACGATTAAGTCCTACCTCCCCGGCTCGCCGGTTAAGGCTGGTCCGATGAAGGGTCGCGGCGAGCTGCGATTCGCAGGTCAGAAGCTAATCACCAACATTGTTCAGGGTATCGAGGAAACCCGACCGATCCTGGACAAGTCGATGGGATCTGTTAGCGGCGACATCTCCGGGGCGTTCCAGGCCGTAACCTCCGACACGGCACGGAGTGCCGGGAGGTTCGTCGTCACGTCCGCTAGCGCGCTACGGGCTGCGGCAACGTCGCAGGCGAACGACATGCTTGCGAACCAGGCTCGGCTGAGTACACTAGCGATGAACGCGGAGGCTGGCGTTATCAACACAGGCAACACGACTGTTATCAACCTGAATGGCGACCTGGTTCTCCCGAACGTCTCGTCCGGTGCGGACGCCGAAAGCTTCGTGCGGAACCTTGAGGCCCTGGCGTCTGGTGGTAGGGGCTAATGAGTAACCTGATTAAGGACACGGCTAACCAGACGTTTCACGCTCCGGTAGCCAAGCGCACAGTCGCGCAGCTTAGTGATGGTTCTGTCGTTGCGATTATCTACGATCAGAACATCGCTGGCGGTGGAGGGAGTACCGCCCCTGCAGGAAGTGGGGGCGGTGGAGGTGGTGGCGGAACCATCACGGCTCGGTCTTGGTCTATCACCGAGGGGCCGATGGGTGAGGGTACTGTCATCGGAACTGCAGCTGCACTTAGCTGGGTTCCGGGCAACAGCACCAACTTCGCCACGACCACCGACCTGCGCCAGCCGGTCTGCATGGAGATGTGCTTCCGTATCGTTTCGACTGCGGAGAACTCTACCACAGACTGGACGACTGCGTATGACTACATCGAAGACATCGGCGACCAGCGTGGTTACACTGGTGGTCTGATCGGATTCACCTCTGCCACCCAGGACATGGAGGACTTGGTCCAGCGCTACGTTGCACTGGTGCCCGGCTCGCCTCTTGCATCCTACATCAGCGGTCTGGCTCAATGTTCGACGATCGGCTACGGTCCGAGCGCTTCGGCAGCTGCAACGACTTACCTGGGTAACGGATTCAAGACCGCCTGGGCGAACGCAGCGAACAACGACCCGATCTTCCGTAGGCTTCAGCGCGAGATGCGTAAGGAGATCTACTGGGATGACGCACTTGCCCAGGCACTTGCCGACGGGGTTGGCCCGCTGGGACTTGCTCTCCATTATGACATCCTGGTCAACCACGGGCCAGGTAACGACAGCGAATCCTACGGTGGAATCCTTGCTGCCGCTCGGGGTAGCACTAGCAAGCCCCCGTCTGCCGGTGGCAACGAGAAGAACTACCTCACCAAACTCTGTGACATCCGTGACGCGGTGCTGCAGAGCTGGGGAGACTACCAGTCGGATGGTCGATCCACGATCTACCGAGGACTGAACAACGCGAACAAGCAGACGCTCGTTGCGCCGTTCAGCTGGTCAGTCTACAGCGAAGACTTCAGCATGTCGACCCGTCCGACTCCGACGACCGACTCGGTTCTCGGTGACTACACGCTTCGATACACTGCAGTCGGTGCTGGCTCTGACGACATGGTTGTTCACGTCAACCCGTCGGGCACCACGAACCAGGGAACTGGTGGAACTCCGGGAACGCTGTCGGCCGGTACGGACGCAACGATTCTTGCAGGGCAGACACTGACTCGTACCGCTACGGAGCCGAGTGGTTCTGGCGGCAACAACGGTGGCGGATCACAGACCGTCTATCTTCCATCCGACGGATCGAACGTCGGTAAGTGGTATCTCTATCACTCGGTCGACCGTCTGACCTGGACGCTGAAGTCCACTGTCACCCCGACCACCGCACCAGCGCTCAAAGATGAGTACTGCATCTACAGCATGACTGCAGACTCTAACAACAATATCTACCTGGCGTTCGGTGGCCGGGACGACTCGGTCCGCCATTACAGGTGGACCACTGCAGGGTCGGGAACTTCTCGTACGTTCACGGCGAGCAGCCAGGAAACTGCCATGGCAGCACCTGGCAGCGGCTTTGATATTCTTCGCTTGGACATCGATGTTCTTACCGGCACTACCGCTGCATTGGTTGCAGTTCAGTGGCGCCAGGGTACGAACATGGGATACCGGTTCCTGCTTCGTCGGCTCCAGGATAACACCTGGGTTACCTCGTACACCTACACGATTTGGACTAACCAGGCAAACCCTGCCTGGGCGGATATCTCGGTTGCTTGGGACTCTAACAACTCGTCTGGATCCGACGAGAACGGGCGTACGTGGTTTGCACTGTACGTCTCGAAGATCTCCACTACCACAGACTTCGGTGACGATGTCGTGCAGTGGGCTCTTAACCCGACCAACGGGTCGAGCATTGTCACTAGCTCGCAGCAGACGAGCAATAACCTCAACGTAAACCTGGGGTCAAAGGTCCGGCGTGGTACGCTCTTCAGCACTGCGCCGGGCCGATACACACTGCTTGGAGCAGTAGGTACAGCCAACTTCTTCTCGTTCGTGTTGACTTTCACGAACGGCGGAACGCAGCCAGTTCCCTATGTTCGTTCTCAGCAGACGGGCATTACCGTCAACAAGCTGGTCAGCGGATCGAACGATGTTGGGTTCGCCTGGCAGGACTACCGAGCGATCGTTGCTTACGGTGGAACTGACGGCCGAGCATACTGCCATGTCTATACTTTCGAGACTGGCAACGTCACCCCGACCACCGGGACGACCAACTACGCCTTCGACAACTTCTTCCGGAACGGAAACTCCAGGTACGCAGCCTGGTTCTGTGGTGGCTCTAACCGGTTCGCCTGGAGCTTCTTCAAGAACCTAGACATGATTGTCTGGGACGCACCTTCCGGCGATGCGATTCAGGGTAGTCGCGCCTGGCGGCACCACTACAACCAGCCGCCCGTTGCGCCTAAGGTAGTGACTCCTTCGCAGGGGTCGCAGGTAACGAGTAATATCCCCGCACTTACTGCCGACGTCGATCTGGACATGGACTACCCTCAGTCCAAGGTCAAGGTCGTATGGCAGTTGGCGCGGGACAATCTGTTTACTCAGAACCTGCGCACCGTGGAGGAACCGGATGCGAACTTCCGCTATCTTACCATGTCGGGCTCTACGTCAGCGTTCACCAAGGTATCGGCACAGGTGCCCGCAGACTCGGCGCTCTTCACTGGCACCTGGTATGTCCGAGCTGCATTCATTTCTGAACTCGGGCTTCAAGGTGCTTGGTCCGCAACTCAGTCGTTCTTTGTCGGACACCCAGCTTCGGGTAAAGACCTACACCCCAGCGGTGATGAGTTCTGGACTTTCGCAACTCCCTCCACTTTCAACTGGGTCTTTACTGACACTGCCGAGGGAGATTACCAGACTGCCTACCAGATCGTTGTCGAGCAAGCCGATACTGGAGGAGTTCTTTACAACACTGGGAAAGTTACTTCAGGACTGCCTGTCGGCACTGTCGCAATCGACGCCATCCACAAAGATAAGCAGCTTCGGTGGCGACTCAAGCTCTGGGACATGGATGACACCGAAGGAGCGTTCAGCGACTACCAGACCTTCTTCCTCGGTGACGGACCTGTCGTCGATGTCTTCGCCCCAACCGAAGGATCAGTAGTCGCCACGCCCACCCCGGTTATCGAGTGGTCTGTTGACTTGGAAGGATGGCGAACCCTCAAGTCTTTCCGGGTGGTCGCGCGCAGGACCATCGGAGACATGATCGATTACGACTCTGGCTGGCGTGCTATTGGGTTGGCTGACCCCTATACCTTCCTGATCGACAACCCGACTGGTATTCAGAACAACAGTGCGTACGACTTGTACGTGTACGTTAGGGATGCCAAGGGGCTAGAGGGTGGCGACCATGTCCAGTTCACTACGAGCTGGATTCCGCCGGACGCTCCCAACTTTACTGTCAATGGATCTCTGTTTACCGAGAACGGTTATGTCACTGTTTTCTGGAACAACAGTTCGCAAGATCCTACCTGGACTGCATGGCGCATCTACCGTCGAGCATACAACTACGACCTGCAGGCGTACAGCCAGTGGGAGTTGTTGAAGGAGTACACGAATGCGACGACTAGTTACAGCTATCAAGACTGGGCTGCCCCGGCTAACTCGAACATTCAGTACGCTGTGGTTCAGGTTGCCACTCGCTTTGAGGCGCCGGTTGAGTCGGTTTATAATGCGCAGTCGCTGACCACGACGAGCAGCGATTACTGGCTAATCAATCCGCTGAACAACGCTCTCAACCTCCGCGTCCACATGAACACCGAGGGCTTCCAGGATGAGTACGAACAGGAAGTTTACCACGTTCTTGGTCGTGGTCGACACGTTGATCAGGGTGACCGACTTGGCTACAGCGGTAGCTTCACGGTTCGGTTCCGTGACAAGCTTGCGCACTCGGCCAGGCAGCAAAGGCTAGAGTTCGAAGCTGTTATCAAGCGACAGCTCCCGGTCTATTTGCGTAGCCCGTTCGGTGATGTAACCTATGTCGTGCTGATGAATGCCAGTTACGAGCGCGTGCCTGGCATGGGCGAGCATGAAGCTGTTGACCTCAGCTGCGACTACGTCGAGGTGGCTCCGTGACAGTATCGGGTAACGTACCGCCGCCAGAGGCGGCGGTACGTGCCGTCCTTGACACCTCGTCTCAGTGGACCAGGCGAATCGAGATCTACGAGTATGACAACGAAACTCTGTGGAATGCCGGAGGAGTTCCCCGAATCATCGACGGCAATATCTCTGTGGACTACAGCAGGGATGAGCGTCGAACCCTGGATCTTGTACTGGATAACTCCGACGGGGCTCTCCGCCATGACCCGTACGATGGCTTCTGGTACGACAAGATCATTAGACTCTACCGTGGAATCAAGTACTGGACGATAGACTCGATCACTGGCAAGGCTATTCAGACAGAGTACGAAGCCCAGGTTGGCGCCTTCATGATCGACCGGATCGATGCTCAGTACTTCCCGCACACCATCTCGGTTACCGGCCGGGACTTCACGAAGAAGATGCTGACGAGCAAGCTCGAACGCTCGATGCAGTTCCCGGCTGGTACTGCCGTAGAGGACGTAGTGGCTGCGGTCGCTGCCAATGCTGGAATCTTCGGCGTCATCCTGCCAAACACTGGACTTACCGTAGACAGTACGACTGTGTTCGAGCGAGGTACGGCTCGCTGGAAGGTATGCAAGGACGTAGCGAACGCAGCAAACCATGAGCTGTTCTTCAATGGAACAGGCTATCTGGTTATGCGTCCGTTCCGCGACCCGACCACCAGCCCGATCGAGTACACCTTCCAGACCGGTGCCACCTACGGGAACTTGATTACCTACCAGAAGTCCAGCAACGACGCGCGGGTCTTCAACCACATTGTGGTGGCCGGGGATGACGAGATCAACAGCGACTCAAACGGAGCTTCGACGAACATCGTCTTCGCCGAGGTCCGTAACGAGAACCCCGACTCGCCAACCAGGATCGAACGTATCGGTGACAGGTATATCTCATACCAGTCTAGCTTGTTCGATACGCAGGAGAAGGCTAACAACTTCGCCAACTCGCAGCTGTCGATTCTCGCGCTAGAAGAGTTCAACATTGACTTCGAGTCCCTCGTGGTCCCGTGGATGGAGGCAGGTTCTATCGTGCAGATCCTGGTTCCTGGCAACACGGCATACGAGCCGACTCGATTCCTTCTGGACACCATTAAGATCCCACTTCGGCTCGGCCCGATGAGCGGGACTGGTCGACGAGTTACGATTGTGGGGTCTAAGAACAATTGAGCGAGGACACGTTCGCTGACTACGCAGCAGCAACTCGAACCAGGGATGCTGTAGCGAAGATCGCCCAGGAGGCTGTCGGTACTCCGCAGCCACTGGGGATGCTGGGTCGACTCATTAGTCTGTCGGTTGCCCAGCGCAAGGCGCGAGTCTGGCTGCCGGGCGACGATGCCCCGATCGAGGTTAATCTTTTCCCGAGTGTCATTCCCTACATCTCGCAGGACTCGCTCGGGATGACCGAGGCTTCCACCACGTCGACCACCGGCGGGGGTGCGCGCGTGTGGGTTGAGCGGATCAATGACAAGCTCTTCGTCACCGAAGTCCTATCGGGGCCGGTGTTCACGGAGGCATCGGGAGGATTCGAGCACTACCTTGATGCGGTTGGTGCAGAGGCTGGAGTAGCTGGAAAGCCTTGGTATACCCGTACCGGTGCGTCTACATCAGTAATCGTTCCCCTTCCACAGCAGGGACAGACGGTTACCTTTGGTCCGTTCGGTGGCTCACTCGGCGAGGGCTTTACCGAGATCACCGTTAGCGACCAGGTGTTTGGGTCTTCCAAGACCTACATGTTCTCCGGACTGGCAGCCCAGGCCTTGTTGAGTACGCCTGGCTATTACCAGAAGCTGATTCCTCGATTCATTAACCACTCCGAAGACGTCGAGGTTAACAAGGGTAACTTCGAACTGGAGATCGGGAATGAGCAGATTGTTCCAGATAACACTACAGTTCCTGGAACGTATCTTATGCTCCGCCTGCGGCGACGAGCAGATAACCAGGCATCTATTGCTCAGATCGCTGATGGATACCATGTCACGATCAGGTCGAATGGAGGTATGACCCAGGCTGCACACGAGTCTGGGCATGTTCCGTTCAGGTGGTTTACTGGTATTACTACACTTCCTAGCGATACCTACGGCACAACAGTCTTCACCACGCAGATGTCGGAGCCGAACAGCGGACCGTACGACAGTCCATTTGTTCACTTTCCTACGCGCGCTCAGTTCAGTATCTGTGGTGGAGATAACATCAGGTGGGAAGGATCAAACTTCTCGTTTGGTTCTTTCAAGGTGATGTTCTCTGGTCGCCACATCCACACGTTTAACCTCGGCGAGCAGTACATTACCATGCCGCCGCAGGGAACAGTCATCGTTGAAGTTGGCGATGTCGACATTGCAAGCAAGACTGTTGGCACTGATGGCATTCAACTCCTACCCGGCGAAGGGTTGTACTACGCCCTAGACCCAGGTGTGGCATCATCAGTATCAGACGCCAGTCGATTCCGGATTGTGAACTCCGAGAAGTCAATCGGCATTCCGCCGTTCTGGTTGTTCTTGGCAGGTGCGACCGGCGCGGTGCCGAGCTTGAAACTCGGAACCGGAGAGCAGTACGACCATCGTCGCGGCGCAACGTTTGCGGGCACGTGGCAGAATGTTGGTGGCGAATACTCCACGATGCAGTACTTCATGGGGCCGAGCCGAATGGTTACTGTCGAGGGTTCTATGCGAACCTCGGGCGGTGGTGCGGTGGCCGGGGATACTGCGTTTACCTTGCCCGCGGGCTTTAGACCACAGGGCCGACTTATTGTTGCAGGCGTAGCTTCTACTGGAACCGCAAACACTCCAGCCGCAGCTCGTATCGATGTACTGGCTAGCGGCGCAGTTGCCGTCTATGCTCCATCTACAACAGGCGTCTCGCTGAACTTCCAGTTCCGAGCCTACCAGTAGGAGGTACTATATGAAGTGGATCAAGAAGATGGAACCCAGCAGGGTGTACGCAGTCATCGCTGCGATCTTCACTCTCGCAGCTGCTGCCGGGTTCAGCATCTTTACCGAGGACATCAAGGCTGCTATCCTCGGGCTGGTCGCTGCCCTGTTCTCGCTGGTGGCCGGGGAGGCTACGCGTGGTCAGGTCGTTCCCAACGCCAAGGTTCTCGCATACATCGAAGACCCTCGCGACCGACACGTCGAAATCAAGTCCGGCGAGGCTTACATCGAGCCGGAAGAGGGACTCGAGAACCAGGTCATCCAGGCCGCATACACCGGCCGACACCGGGCGGAGCCCTGAAATGCCCTACTCTGGAGCGCACGAGTATGACCCAACCGACGATGTCGACTGGCCCGACCACTACAAGAAGCGGGCGGAGAATCCGTTCGATCTTGGCGATCTTCACCCGGACGCGGAGAACGAAGAGGTCGACTCGCCCCCCGACCTGGGACAGCTACGAGGGTAGAGGGCAGAAGCTCGATCCGAACGGGGTGAAGATGATTCCCCTTCCGTCGAGCAGCACACCACCGCCACCTCCCCCGGCAGGAAGGAGCTGTTGCTGTGGCCGACATCAGTAACAAGCCTAGCCAGTACGATGACACGAACGTCAAGGCGAACGTTCAGGCTGTCATCGCCGATCCGAAGATGGATCACCTCGGCGACTGGGGCGACGACGGTCACCAGGCTGGTGCTGGAGATCACACCCCACGTTCGACGCACCGTGGTAAGTTCGGGTACCCCACGCAGGGCAAGATCCATGCTCACGACTTCAAGATGTCGCAGGCAGATCAGAACCTGCTCGAAGCCTGGGTTCGTGCGCAGTGGCGCAACGGAAACCTCAAGGGCTTGAAGTACATGAACGTCAACAACCGGCACTGGAATATCCAGACCAATGCCAACTGGTTGAAGGCGCTCAACGGTACACTCAAGGCTACCTACTCGGGCGATCACCATGTTCACTTCTCTTACGAGAACGGGAACGTGGATCAGGATTTGATCAAGCGGTTCATCGCCTATCGAGACAAGAAGTCCGCCCCGACCACGCCGCAGGTTCAGCCAATTTCAGTGAAGGAGACTGAAGTGTACAAGGTGGTGAAGCTGGCCGGTGCCGATAAGCCTGCGACCTATCTCGGTAACTACATCACGCGACGCTGGATTCAGACTGAGTCCGAACTGACCAAGTTCCTCAAGATGGCTGGCCAGGCCAAGCCTATCGAGGTGACGTCAGTCAAGCAGCTCAACGAATACGGACAGCAGGTCGGACCGGAGCCCTCGCCGACTTCTGGCAATTGACCACTGTAACCAACGACGCCTCCGCCCTCTCGGTAGGTTGCCCTTGCGGCAAAGCCAAGGGGGCGGAGCCGTGCCTGGAGTCCTGTTGACTATTCAACTAATGTGCTAAGGTTCACATGTTTGTTTACGTCACGGGGAGGGTAGTCTATGGAAGGTTTCTCCATCACCTTCCCTGGTCTTCTTCAGGGCGGCGCGGTAGGCGTTTTGTTCCTAGTCTTCTACCTGACAATGTCAGGTAGGATTGTAGCTAAGAGCACACTGGATACCATCGTCGCGCAAGAGCAGAAGATGGCCGAGGTCTGGAAGACGGCCTATGAGCAATCCCAGTCAGCACGAGACAGGCAAGAAGAAGTCCTCAAGAACGCAATTCAAGGACTGGATACTGTTAATTATCTCGTTCGTCAGTTGCGCGCATTGGGGGAGGAGAGTGCTAATGCGGTTGAGCCGGAGAAAGTTGGGCCGGGATGATGAGTCCTACAAGGCCCGCCTAGCCGAGGCTAATGCCGCAGTGGCAGAGTCCAAAGAAAGCCTAGTCAAGGCGGATGAAATGGCTGGAGACACGGCAGCCATTGCCGATAGGTTAAGATCTGAATTGCACAAGAACCATTTCGCACCAGCTCTGGCTGAAGCGATCGCAAGGAGTATTAGATGATCGAGGATTGGAACTGGAGCTACTCCTACTACACGGTCATCTTTTGGCTCGGGTGGCTGGGGTCGGTGGTGTTCCCAATCTTCTACGGCTTCACCGCGCGCTTCTGGGTTACTCCTCTTGGTCGCCACTTTTTCTTTTACTCTGTTGTTCCCGCACTGTTTTACACCAGCGGCATGATCAAGAACTACGTTCCCGAGTTCCCGCTCGACATCACAATCAGGTACATTCTACTGACGGTCGCAGCGTATGTAGTTTGGTGGAGAGTGTGGGAGTACCTGAAGATTTGGCGTGCCGAAACAAAGAGACGCAAGAACCAGCTCAGACTCCTAGAGGACGTCGGGTCCGAGAAGAAGTAGAAACAGCCCCAGGCAATTGCCTGGGGCTGATCTTCTTAGTGGGTCACTTCCCACAGCAGTACTAGAATCAATCCGAGTTCTATCAGTGCAGTCCCGGCCACCAGGTAGAACCAGACCCAGATGAACTGATCATCACTTGGCCTTAATAGAAACACCAAGGTTTCCCGGAGACTGATCGACGAGTCGCTTTGCTTTCGATGCCGTGTCACGATCCAGTTTACCGCTCTTCAGAATCTTGTCAAGCTCTGTCACACCAATCTTGGTGTGCTGGGCTACAATCTCTGGGGGAAGAAGAGCAATGAGCTTGCGCTCATCGAGGATGACGCGACGCCCGCGACCGTGCCCAACCGACACCGAGAGCTTTCCATCTTCGGTGTCCCACTCTGTTAGGCCAATGTCGGCGGCGTACTTCATCACGAACTCTTCGTATTCTTTCTTCTGCTGTTCAGCCGCCTTGATCAAGGACTGCATTTCGTAGATCTTTGCAGCAGCTTCATCCGGCGTGCTGATCGTGTGAGTACCACCTCCGTTGACATTGTCTTTGATGCGTGGGCAGGTAGCCTTCACCGGGCAGAACCTGCATTCAGAGTTGAGCGTAGCCCGGACTTTGTTCTCCGGAGTCTGGACGATATCCTCGGCCATGTCCTTCAGGTATCGCCAGGTCTTCTTGTTATCTTCCTTCGTGAACCACACTGTCACTGGCGTGTGGCGAAGAAGGTCGAAGGTGACAGCGATACGCTTCGCGTTCGGGTACTTGATCTGGATAGCCAGCGCGTACGCCTTGGCCTGGATCTTGTTAGACAGTTCATCGAAGCTCAGCGTGGCGCGCTGCGACTTGTAGTCAACTACCTCGTACTCGTCTTCCCCGATGCGGTCGAGTCGGTCAATGATGTAGTTGAACTTGATGCGTCCTCCGGAGGTCGGGATCTCGAAGGATTCCTTCTGCTCGCACGACAGGACTTCCCTGCCTTCCATGTCCGTGCGACTGAACCACTTGTTGAGCATCTGCAGGCCGTCATCAAACTCGGGGATAGTGTCGTCGTATCCCATCGAGGTACTGAACGCAGCCACGTAGAACATCTGCAGGTTGTCCCACTCCCACGTACCAGTCTGGTTGTAGAACTCTACGAACCGTTCCAGCGCGGCGTGACAGGTGGTTCCCAGGGCGGCAGCAAGGTTGCCACTCTCCTGGGGAACCCTGTCCATGTATTCAGCTTTCCACCGACGCATGCACTTCTCGGCGACGGACAGGCTGGATGCACTGAGTGTACGAGGAATCATTTGCGGTACTTCCCTCCCCAGACGCCGATCTTTGCGGCGATGATGTTTGCGTAACTGTCACACTTCTTTGTGACTGGGCATTCAAAGCACATCATCGCGCCAGCACTTTTGTCTTCGCCTGGCTCAGGGAAGAAGGGGTCGATGGGCTTTCCGTCCTCGTTGCGCTTTAGTTTTCCGCCAACCTTTTGACAGGCGGCTTGATCCATCCAGGATCGATCGGCGTGGGGCTGTCCGAGTTCGCATCCACCAACACAGGGGGCACCGGGGACTCCGCAGTCTTCGTCTCCGAACTGACCACAGACTCCGGTGCAGGTGAAGGAGCTTTTGGGACGGCGACAGGCGTGGGTTCCGCCTTCTCCACCTCTCGCACAACGGGACGGAAGTCCTTTGTAAACTGCGTGTTCTGATCGCCACCGCCAGTCAGGATCTGGAACGGTGCGATGCGCCTAGCACCAAGCATGTAATCTCTCCATTGTCGTCTAGCCTACGGATCATGCTACATGACCTGGTTGTGTTAGCAATAGGTGGGTCGGTATTATGCGAACCACAAAGCTTGATAAAACCGCTAGCTTTTAGCTACGATCGCGGAGAACTTTATTCAATGGAGCGCTGATGCCGAGGCCTGCAAGTTACCCCCTGGAGTTGTACCGGGGCGACACTTACCGCAAGCGTTTCCGCCTTAACTCCAAGGCTCCTGATGGCAGTCCCGTTCCGTTGGACCTGACCGGGTGGACGGGGAAGGCTCAGATTCGGCCTGCAGTTGGCGGCATTGTGCTTGTGGAATTTACTGTGACTATCGAAGACCAGGTAGAATCACCTGGTCAGTTCACAGTGTCCGCTACAGACGAAATCACTGCTGAGATCGAGGTTACCGCAGGCGTGTGGGATGTCCAGTTCACCAAAGCTGGTGAAGTGCGAACCATGCTTGCTGGTGCCGTAGTGATTATCCCAGATGTTACGAGGCTGCCGTGAGTGAGCTTACCGACGCGACTATCATCGAGGCGGATAACCCTGAACTGGTTATCGACGTCGAGCTTGACTACGTCGCCATCCCAGGACCGCAGGGAGAGCCGGGAGAAGATGGTCCCCCAGGTGCAGGTATTCTTTCCGGATCGGGAGCGCCAAGCAACGGGCTCGGAAACAACGGCGACTTTTATCTCGATTACACGAACTCCGTTCTGTACGGACCTAAGAGCAGTGGTACCTGGCCGTCCGGCCATTCACTTGTCGGTCCCGAAGGCGACCCAGGAACTCCGGGAACACCAGGGTCGCCCGGCAGCACAGGTCCTGCGGGGACTTCTATTCTTAGCGGTGCGGGCTCTCCTGGTGGAGGCGTCGGGAACAACGGCGACTTCTACATTAACATCTCCAACTGGAACCTTCACGGCCCTAAGTCGGGCGGCGTATGGCCAGCAGGTGTTAGCCTCATTGGACCGGCTGGTGAAGACGGAGAAGACGGCGAGTTCGTAGGTAACACTGTTCTGTATGGAAGTGCCGCCCCGACCACCGAAGGATCGAACGGCGACTTCTATATCAAGACGACCGACCCGAAGACCATCTATGGCCCGAAGGCTAGTGGCACCTGGCCCTCTGGCACGAGCCTCGTCGGCCCGCAGGGTATCCAGGGAACTACCGGTACGACTGGTACGCCAGGTACGAACGGTGTCGACGGACGTACTATTCTTTACGGTGGCTCTAACCCAGGTTCTGGCGTTGGCGCCAACGGTGACTTTTACATCAACACGAACACCAGTACTCTCTTCGGACCGAAGGCTTCTGGTGCGTGGCCGGGCGGCATTTCCCTCATCGGGCCGCAGGGTGGTACCGGTTCCCCCGGCGCAAATGGAAGCACAGTGCTCTCCGGTACGGCTGCCCCCACTACGGAGGGCGCCAACGGAGATTTCTACATTCGTACTTCCAACTCGTCGATCTACGGCCCGAAGACTGGCGGTGCTTGGGGATCGCCAACCAGCTTGATCGGTGCGACTGGCACCGCGGGTAATACGATTCTGAACGGAACGACCGCACCAAGCAATGGAGTAGGAAACAACGGCGACTTCTATATCCGAACCGATACAGCTCAGCTGTATGGACCTAAGGCGGCTGGCGCGTGGCCGGGGACTCCGACAGAGTTGAAGGGTCCGCAAGGTGACCAGGGTATCCCGGGCACCACGGGTTCGGCAGGAACCAATGGTAATACTATCCTTTCTGGCACTTCTAACCCTGGCGGTGGCACAGGAGTCAACGGAGACTTCTTTATCAACACCGCAACGAGTACCATCTTCGGTCCCAAAGCATCAGGCTCGTGGCCTGGTGGAGTAAGTCTGGTTGGTCCTCAAGGTACGACTGGTAACACTGGTCCCACCGGCAACCAGCTTCTTCATGGCACCGCAGTCCCGACCACCGAGGGCGTTAACGGAGACTTCTACCTGCGGACCACGACCAGTGATCTGTATGGGCCGAAGACGTCTGGCGCTTGGGGTAGCCCTACTAACCTCATCGGGCCGCAGGGTCCGGCTGGTTCTGGTGGGTCGGGCGGAGGTGGGCCGATCTACTACCTGTGCGCGACTGATGCTAGTACCAGTGAAAAGGCAAAAGCATCTGTAGTTTGCGACGGCACTGCAGACAACACTGACTTTGTCACGGCGATTGCTGCCTGCCAGACATTTGGTATCAAGCTGGTGTTGAGCAGTGGCACCTTCGCCTTCGCTGCACAGGTTGCTATTACTGGACCTGGCGATGTCGATGTGGAGACTTACGAAGTCTACATCGATGGCCAGGGGCCTGGTCGAACCACCATCCAGCTTGCCAACAACGTAGCGTCCGCCTTCCACATCAGTGGAGTTGCTCGTGTTCACATGAGCAACTTCCGTATCACGGTGTCTGGATCTTCGCACGGCATCTCGGCCGCAGCCACCCAGACGTCAACGGCTGGTTACCGATCCTTCTGGTTGTCTTCGTTCAAGAACCTCCAGATCATCGGAACTTGGGACGGCAACCACACCGGCTGGGGAATGCACCTCGGCTCGCCGTTCCGGTCGGTGTTCGAGAACATTGACATCGGTGGAACTGGCAACGGCATTCGGTGCTTCTCCGAGAACACGAACTTCAACCCGGGCGACTGCACGTTCACCCGAGTCTTCATCGACTTGGCTGGTAACAACAAGATCGCCTACCAGATTGACTCTACCACTACTGGTGGAGTCATGAACCAGATCACATTCAACATGTGCGAAGCGATTGCTTCGGGAACTGGTTGCACTGGTATTCTGATCGGCGGCACTGGCGGAACGCCTGGCCCCTCAAACCACCACAAGTTCTGGGGTACCAACCTGGAGCAGTTCGATAAGCTCGTTGAGATCAGTCGTGGTGAAGGTAACATCATCGACTGTAACTACGTCGAGACTCGAGCCGCTGCAAACAATGTCGCGTTCACCCTGGGTGCGAACTCGTTCAACAACAGGGTTTCGGCTGGGTTCATCTACTTCGCTTCGGCTCTTACCCAGTACCTTTACACCGACGGGAACACGATCTTCCCGTACCAGCCGAACATCATTGAGAAAGTCAAGATCTACGCCGACTCTACCTCGGTAGTTACGAAGACCGAGAATACTGCGGGCACGACTGTGTCACGCGATATTGTGGTGGAAGGGTCTGGCAACGGGTCTGCCGTTCTTCGCGGTCCGAAGACTGGCATGGACGGCCCGCCTGTTGTTATCACCTACGCTGCCACAATCTCGCCGGACGCGAGGGCTGGTCGTGACTTTGAGTGCACTGCTACCGGTGCGCTTACGATCAACGGACCCGCCAACCCCACCCACGGACAGAAGGTATTCTTCTACATCACAGCCTCGGGGGCGAACCGTACCGTTACCCTGGCAACCGGTGCAGGTAACTTCAAGTTCGGCTCCGATATTACTGCACTGACTGCCACTGTGTCTGGAACGACGGACATGATTGGTGCAGTCTATAACAGTACTGCCAACAGGTGGTACGTGAACGCCTACGTGAAGGGATTCTGATTTTGACTGGCCGCCCCTTCCAGAGTAGGATAAGTAATCGCCGTGACAGCTAGATTTTACTTTAACGACGTGGCCGCAGCTGGCACGGCGGTTACGTCAAAGAATACCTGGACAGTAAACAACGGAACCCCAGCTATTGCTGCAAACAAGCAGCTCGGCCTTCAGGCTATGGGACCACAGGCTGCCAGTGCCAACGCTAGCCTTGTAACGAATGTTCAGCCTGGAGCTACTACCGCTGGACGGACCGTACAGGTCGGACGCTGGGTAAGTCCAGCTGCGATAAATGCAGGTAGTCTTGGCGGAACTCTTAACTACTTGATTGGCGCTTACGAGAACGCTGCTGGCCTGAACGCAGCTCCGTGCATTAATGTGTGGATTACAGACGGAGATAGTAATACACAGAAGCACGCTATCTTCAATAATACTTCCTCGGCAACCACTGAAGTAGGTACTACAAACACAACCAGTGGATTTGCGAGCGGTACACTTTCTATCAGTGGCGGCCCTTACGCAATTGCTGTCGGTGACAGAATCGTCATTGAAGTGGGCTATAGGATTCACACCACTGCCGGTTCCGCTACGCAGTTCTTCTCAATGTATTATGGGAACCCTCAAATACTTAATCCAGAGGGTACTAACTACATTCCCACATCTGATGCAGCTGCCACTGATCTCGCAACAACTACTACAAATAACGGGAATCTTTATCCAGGTTGGGTAGACTTTTCTGGCGCTGACGGTATCTGGTCCACAAAGTTTGAATCAGTATCAGACGACTTTGATGACAATACGATTGGCGCACTGTGGCCAAATAGTTACGGTACTTACAAAGAAGAAGATGGCATGGCGCAGGTTGGCGCCAACCAGAATGAATATTCTGGTATCTTCATGGAACGAAAGTACAGTATCCGTAACAGCCAACTGATAATTAACCTTAAAGGAGTTATTGCAACTTCAGCTGGCTCTCAGGTCTGGACTTCGCTCACGATCAGCTCGCCGGTTACTGGATCGTCAATGGAGCACTTTATTGACATCAAAAACAACCTCATGCAGTGGCGAGACAACAAGGATTACAGTGATACCGGAACCCCTGCCAGCCTAAACTACTCATCTAATGTGGCCGCGCTTGCATGGCTTCGTATTCGAGAAGCCTCAGATATCTTGTACTTTGAGACAAGTCCCACTGGTTATGATCAGTGGACTATTAGGAGGCAGGTGAATACGCACGGCTGGATGCGGTATCAGAACCTTGCGGTAATCCTGCAGGCATACCGTAACGGGGCAGAGACTACGGACTATGCAAAGTGGGACAACTTCAACATAACTCCCACCGCCCCCGGACCAAGTGCAGTTCGTACCGGCGCCTTCCTGCACGCCGCGTAAGAAGAAAATCCCCCAGTCAATGACTGGGGGATTTCTCTATGCCTCAGGATTGAGGGGCTCCAGTTCGGACGGCGGAGCCAACTCTACTGGCCCCGATCCTTCAAGCGCTTCATTGACCTGCCCGAGGTTGATACCCCCGTCCACGATCCAGCGCTTGTTCCCGTTGACCGGGTCTGTGACGAGGAGACTTTCACTCCCTTCCGGTAGGTCGAATATTTCCGACTGTCCGGATTCGAGGAGGTGGTGGTTGTACTTTGCTCGCACGTAGTTTTGCGTTGTGTCTGCAGGGCCTGTCGCACTATACTTCTGATTGCACGAACAAACGATGATAGACTCTTCACGACGTGCGCGTCCTCCTCGGGGGCGGGTTTCCTCGAAACGAACCTCATGAAACAGCGGAGGTTCTTCCGACGCGGGAACGGGCTCGGTCATTGCGCCTCATCTTATCCAACTGACAGTGTGTGATTGGTGAGCTTGTCGAATCCAAGGAGCATGATCAAAGGATCCTTGGTCAGCATCGTGAACTTCTTGCCACAGTTGCAAACTGCGATACGCTTAGTGCGCCCAGTCTTTGCACGCTGCACCTGCAGGTAATCCCTGTGTGTGGTGTGTACGTGAATCCCAAGTCCGCCAAGGTCGAGGTTGAGTTGAAGTGGCATGGCTCGCTCTCCTCCGTGGTGTTCGTGGCTGGGGTTATTTAGTTATACTACTGACATACCCATCGTAGTGTATCTTGAAACGAGCGGGTGCAGTGTAGTGCTTGATTGTCATGTCAGTATCTGGAACTTTCTGCCATGACGCCTGCTTGATTGTTTGGGCTACCTTCTCCTCTTCGGTCAAAGGTTTGGGTGGATCTTTGTAGTACTCTATAAGAGAGTAGAGATCCGACTGTACGGAATCAAATCCTACCAGACCACCGGTAAATCCTCGAATAGGATTTGGGTCCGGGATGTATTCCATGTAAGTGTTGTACGAGCCTGTCCACTGGGATTCGTTGATCCGAAACTCTTCGAGTAGCTCGAAGAGTTTATCCGGAAGCTCGAACCCCTCATCCCACTGGCCAGTCTCTGGATTGAACTCAGCCATCGGGCGGGGTCCAACCCAGTCCGACTAGAAACTTCGCAAGGTCGTCTTCGATTACAATCTTCGCCCGGCCACGAAACAGGGACGTTTGCGGGGCGAACTCAAGTTCCAGTTCGACTGGCTCGTTAGCGTCGAGACGAACGATCGCGTTACGGAGGAACTTCGAGATATCCTGTCCGTTGACTATGACAGTATGATTGACTCCGTCTGACATAATCCCTACGTTGGCAATCTTGCTCAAAACAATCCACCTCCCTGCTCGCGCGCCAGTCGTTCATCGGCTAGCTTGAAGTTCTTCTCGTCGTACTCAACACAAAGACAGTTGCGGTTAGTACTGTGCGCAGCAACAGCCAGGCTACCGCTACCACCAAAGGGGTCGACAATCAGGTCTCCCTCATTGGTTGAGTGCCTGATGAGTGTCTGTAGTAGAGGTTGGGGTTTTTCGTGAGGATGAATGAGCTTGTCGGGCCGAATCTGGGGATAATGGAGTACGAAGTTACGACGCTGATCGGAAGCCTCGCGACCTCCTCTTTTGTAATAGAGGATATATTCCATGCCCATCCCCCAAGTGTTGAGGTCGCCCATACCAGGGCCGTCCTTCTGCCAGACCCCAATTGCCTTGCGGCTGTATCGATAGTCGCCAAATAGAGTGCGAGTATTGGTAAGCCACAGCTCAAGCACCTGCCATGACGTGAAGACGTAGATGTCCGATTCGTCCCGCATCTTGGGCATGGCAGTCTCCATCGCGCCACTGAACACCTCCCATGCTTTCTCGGGCGATTCGTCGTTGGCAATCTTGCGAGCGTACTGCTTTCCCTCAGCCGTCTTCGCCATGTTGGACTTGTTGTCCACCCCGAAGGGCGGGTCAGTGATAATCGAGGCCACTGACCCGTCCTTCAGTTTCTTCAGCACATCCCGGCAGTCGCCGTGCCGAATGACTTGGTGCGTCACCACTTGTTCCAGTCTGTGTTGTCTTCCACCCGAGGTCCAGCCTTGATCTGCTCTTCAACCTCGTCGGGTAGGTTGAGCATGCCTGCGTTGGTGGCCGGGGAGATTCGGATAACCACCTTGCCGTCCGTCTCCTCGGAGTCTTCCATCTTGTGCGACGTAATGTTTACCACATTACGGTCGTTACCAAGAAGAACTCCCTGGATGGCATCCTCGGTGGCCTTCTGCATATTGGTGGCGTCGATCTCGTTCTTGACAACCACCTTCTTGGCACCTTGGTATCGAACGCGACGATGCCAAAACCAGAACTCGACATCGACTTTGCCGGGAAGCTGTTCCGGATTACTTTGAAGTAGGGCTTCCCGTACAGCTTCCTGGTAGGCTTCGAGGCTCGGGTCTTTGCCGACCCGCTTGTAACTGACCGGCCCGACCTTCCATGGCTCAGGGTTGATCCAGAGGACATAGTACCTGCTGTTCTTGTCGTAAGGAAGCGTGATCAAAACAGCCATCCCCAGGTCGCCATCACTACCTTCGCCCCGATCCCTACCACCACCGCAGCCACCACGAAGAGGACCGTGACGCCCACTACAGCCCCGAATACGCGGATCGCTACGGGCATGTCCGGTGGGTTGACCATCAGTGCCGGGACTTCTTGGGTCGGGAAGTCTGCACCAAAAGCTTCTGTTTCGGGAACATCAGATAGACGCCCATCTGGAGTGAGGTCGCCAAAGTCAGCTCGGCCATCGCCCCACGGCTCTGCGCCCATCCTGGAAGAAGAATGATACTTCCGGCGCCCGCCATTTCCTTGATCCCAATGCGCATGTAAATCTGCCACGTCTCACTTCCCCTCTCGATCCCGTGGAACTTGTCGTAGTCTTCACTGAGATCAACCGGATTGATGACCTTGGGGTACCCATGAGCGATGAGTAGATCGCGCGCCTCGGTGAAGACAGGTGCGTTGTACTCCGAGATGCCAGACACAGGACCAGCCAGGTAGATCGGACTGTTCTCATCGGGCCACTCGACATCAGGCTGGGAGTCGCCGATGAGATGCAGCACGTCAGTCATGATTCCTCGTTCTTAATAGGGGATACCCACGCCTGGTAATCGCCCGAGCTGATGCGCATAGGCAGCATCATGTTCTCGGGGTTGTAGGCGAGCGTCACCATTTCGCCAGGCGCAGATGACAGGGCATTCGCGAGGTCGTTCTGGTTGAACTTGATGTGCACGCGCGCGTGGGTTGCAGCACCAGGCACGTCCACCACATCACCGAACAGTCCGTCATGGCCGGACTTTACGCTGAACGCTACCTCTTCTCGACCAACGTACATCGTGCAGTAGAGGTCACGTGCACTGCCGACCACGTGCTTGGTTCGGGTGAGCATGGCGACGAGATCTTCTCTACCCGCCGCGACTTCCTGCGGGTACTTAATCTCGGGGAACTTGGTAACCGGCGGGAACTTGTCTCCCAACAACCCGATTCGTAGCTGCGTGGACGGGTCGGGTGACAGTAAAAGCTGCGTGTCGGTACGACCAAGTCCAACTGTGATTCCCGGCTTGACGAGTGGTCCGAGCTGTACACCCTGGAAGACAACCGGCTCGTCGAACGGAGTCTCCATCGGAACCATGCAGATTCGGAACCTGTTAGTGCAGGCCAGAATGCCGTTACCAAGATAGGCGCCAGTCATAGGCGGGAGGTTATCCTTGCTGGCCGCCCACATCACGCGTTCGTACTTGCCACCGAAGTCTAGAATCTGGGCGAGCGACGAGGGATCGTAGGCAGACCACTCGGGGTAGTCGTCACCCAGGATGAGCTGTCGATTCAGCTTCATCCTTCCGGACTCAAGGTGAACTGTACTGTCCTTGTCGTACATCTTCACGGTCTTGTTGGGACCGATGGGGAGGGTCGAGATAACCGAAGCGAACACCTTCGACGGAATCCGCCAGGTAGTCTCGTCCCCCTCCATCTCTAGCGGCTTGATCCACTCGGCGTAGAAGATGTCCAGGTTAGTGGACTTCACACGCACGATACCTTCGGCGGGCAGGATCTCCAGCACGATACCTGCCGCCTTATCAAAGGCCATGCCGGTGGTCGGGGCGACCGAGGCAGCCTTCGCAAAGGCAGACGCGAGGCTAGCTGTTTCGAAGACTACCGTGGTCACTGCTCTCCTATGCGACGAAAAAGAAGTTGTCGACCATGAACTTGTACTGCTCGACTGCGCCGTCGAGGCAGTCGGTAACGCGGTGGTTCTTGCTCACCTTCGGCATGGCGTCGTGAACCGGCTTGTTCACAAGCTTGCATACCTCGCGCAGGCTGGACACGTCAGCGCCAGGGCGGTAGTGAAACCAGTCGTTGAGCTTTGGCATATGCACCTCGACCCAGTTCCGATCGAAGCGCACGTTCGCACCACTCATCGGGATTACGCCGGACGAAAGGCTGTTCTTCTCCAGCCACTCGATAGCGTCTTCCTCGACGTTCTTAATCCAGTGGCCCTTGTCCATCGCGTCGATCCACAGGTTGTTATCCGTGTGCATCTTCTCGACGTACTCGTCGACGCTGGCGTACAGTTCTTCCTCGTCGATCTTAGGCTGGATCAACCAGGATGAACTGTTCAGTGTCACCTCGCCGAGGCCGTCGGTCACGCGCAGTCCGAGTTCGAGGGGTTGCCACTTCGGGTTCCGGGGATCGAGTCCGGGAGTTTCCAGGTCCAGCCAGACCAGTACGTCGCTCGTGCTCATCGGGGTCTTCATCACTCCACTTAACAATCTGGGCTTCGATGAGGGCCTTAACAAAGTCTTCTTTCCTAACTCGTCGGTGCCCACCGGGGGTACGAAAGAAGGCAAGCTTACCCTGGGTGCACCAGCGGGTAACCGTCTTCGAATCCACTCGAATGATCTCGGCGATCTCGCTCATCCGAAGAACATCCTCGTACCCGTCCAGGTTGACAGGTGAGACAGCCTTCGTCTCGTAATCGACCATCGTACTACCTTCCGTTAGCGGAGTAAAACTCTTTCAGATCGTCCTTGTTAATGATCCAGGACAATCCGTCCCGACGAGCTTTGAGTTTGCCCTTCTTGATCCAGAGCTTTACCGTCTGCTCCTGCACCTTGAATAAGGAGGCTACGGTGCGCACCCCCATTTCCTCGGGAAGGATCGGTTGAGGCAAGATGGTGGCGGACTGAGCTGTATCCTTCGACTCGGTGTTGGCAGTCGCATCCTTCGCATTCCTCGTGGTCACGAGGCTTCTTCGGATCGCGGCATTTCAGGCAGATCAACGGGAATCCTTTCCAGCTGCAAGATGCTTTGCGCCTTGCAAACTACTTCTTCCTTGGAGTTGCCGGTCACAGAAACATCGATGATCTCGTAGTGTTCCCGCGGGACAACAGTCTCTGACGAGTACCGATCAGCCTTGACTTTCTGTTCGGGCGTGTCCACCCGAATCGTCACCCGAGCTGTGTACTTCGTCCCCGGAAGGTCTGCCATCCAACTCTCCCCACTTCTCACCCATACGAGTCATACACTTCATGACGACCTGTCGCCAGGCGTTTTGCTGTGCCTTGGTGGCCGTGGTCCACGTTCGCTGCGGCTGACCAGCCTCGCGCCAGAAGTCATTGCAGAGTTCTTCGGCAACACCTTCCAGCCAGTTATTGAAATCGATCAGCTCGGGCGGAAGAGCCTCGACCATTTGATCGAGCAGCTTTAACAGCTCTAAATCCACGGCGGATCAGCCATTCTCCTAGTCGGAATACTGCAATGGTAATGACGAGCGCTGTGATCATGGAAGCAGCAGTGATACACACGATCACGAACAGCTTCATACCGTTGTCTTTCCCTTCGCCATAAGGAGTTCGAGCAGTTTCCTCTTGTAATCTTCCTGCTCGATGATCGACTGCACCCTAGCTTTTTGGCGAAGGATCTCGTTGACGCGTTGCTCCTTGCTGCCGCGAACTAGATACTCGAATGCAGTAACAGGTCTGGTCTGACCGATACGATTGAGTCGGTCGATCGCCTGCTTGTTGATGCCAGGAGCAACGTCTTTATCGATGAACTGAGCATTGGATGCAGCTGTCATGTTCAATCCAATACCAGCGACATCGATTTGACAGATGATCACGCCGGGATGGGAACTGCTTGACCACTGGTTAACTACGTCCTGCCGCATGTTGGTAGGTACGCCACCATGCAGCTCCCAGGTCAACACTCCCTGCTTGCCAAGTCGTCGACGCATCGCCTCAATGACCGGCCGGAACTTAGTGAACTGCACTACTCGCTCACCGTTGCCCACCAAATTTAACGCATCGTCGGTCACTAGGTCAAGCTTGTAGCTGTGATCCTCTTCGATCCCTAGAATCGTTGCGGTCGTCGCGCAAATCTGACGCAGCCTAAGGAACTGTGTCAACGCGTTATCAACAGCAACAGGATCTTTGACGTTCGGCAAGAAGTACTGTTCATCCTCAGTGATTTGGGAGTACAGTTCCCACTGCTTAGGATGCATGTCAACGAGACGAGGAACGTAGCTAACCTCGTCCATGTTCAGTACTTCTTCTTTCAGTCGTCGGATCATGAAGCCGTCAAGCTCATCCTTGAGTTCAGCTTCATTCTTGGTGCCGACGATTGTCTTACCCTCGTACCCACCGTACACGGCGTACCTGTTCACGAACGCCCAGAAGTTATTGAACCTCCTGGGATGAACCATGTTGAGCAGCTGCCATAGCCCGTCCACCATGCCGAGCATAGGCGTTCCAGTAAGCAGCACGGTTCGAGTGGCTTGCAGTTTGACGCAGGCCTTCGTCCGCTTCGCCTGTCGGTTCTGTAGGTAGTGTGCCTCGTCGAAGATCCGCATGTGGAACTCTTCCTTCTCAAAGAGTTCCGGATGGTCACGGATCTGCTCGTAGTTGGCAATCAGAACCTTCGGCCCAGGCATTGCCTGGTATTCCAGGAACTGGATGATTCGTTCGGACTTGGTCAGCTTCCGAGTCCCACCCGGGCGCCGGTAGTCGGGGCCGACTCCGAAGACAACGTGCGGGATCTCGGTGAACTTGGCAAACTCATCTGCCCAGTTTGTTTTCAAACTGACTGGGCAGACTACGATCGCAGTATCGCCTATGCCTGTGAACACATCCATCGCAAACACAGTGATAGCCTGGATAGACTTGCCCAAGCCCATGTCGTCTGAACAGATGAAGTTCCTTCGTCTGGCCATCCATCGAATACCGACGATCTGGTGATCGTAGTACTGGACCGAGTCCTTGATCCATGGAGCCAGTGACTTGCGAGGCGCTACTGTAGTAGTCATTACCCGGTAACCTTGAGCGGGTCGAGCACAATCCTGTGCGCCTTGCCAGCAGGAGAGATGAGTGTAATGGTGTACCTGTGGCGGTTGCTGATGAGTACCCCGATGTACTTCCAAACAGTCTCGAATGACATGAAGTACTTATCATGCCAAGCGTTTGGACCAGCCCTATGAAAGACGCGCCAGTCATTGATGCGCTTGCGCATGTTAGCCTCGCGACTGATGGCCAACTGCGGGAGAACATCCCGCACAACTTCGACCTGAAGTGCAGCCTTGTACGCATCCCCTTTGACGGAATGGTACGACCAGATTTCAACTTCCTTGCTAGCCGAGGAAGTCTTCGGGACGCACTCCGTATGACCGCCTTCGAACAGTGCCATCCTGATCTATCTCCATACCTGGTGCGTGCACCGTCTCGGTTACTGGGTCTAGGATCTGCCGGTGGAAGGGCTCACCGCATAGTCCGTCGTCGCAGCACTTACTCGGGGTAGTCGGAAGCGGGTCGTTCATTGGCGATCTCCTTCGTATTGAAGTGATCCTGTCCGCACCCGATGCAGTTACCGAAGCGAAGGTGCGAGATGCCCGACATGATACCCGCAATCTGGGTGCCCATGCTAGTGTCATTCACCCCTGCCACCCAGACACGCCGGAGGGTGATGAGCTGTTCCTCGTTCAGAACGGTGGTGAGGATCTCGGCGAAGTCGGAATACAGTGCGTGGGCCTCGGCCTGCTTCTGTTCGACTTCTTCCTTGCTGGCCGGGCGCCCGCCAAACAGCGGGATCATGAAGCCCTCTGGCTGGTCGTCACTCATGTTACTCCTCGGGGAGAGAAGCGGGGCCTGGTCGCTGGCCAGGCCCCGCTTAAGTTGGAAGTTCTAGAACGGAAGGTCGTCGTCCGACTCGACGGTTGCTTCCACTACGATCGGAGCAGCAGCCTTCGGCGCCGGAATGTTTGCGTTGGCGTGGTGAGCAACCTCTGCGTCACGAGCCACCGCGGTGCTGGCCGTTGCGGCCGCCTCGTAGTTGGCGTCGCCCTGGGCCTCGTTGCCGTCCTTGTTGCGCGGCGCGGCGGTAAGGAAGTCCCGGATACGGTAGTACGCCTCGGCGTACGCGTCCCAGGCCAGCGGGTCCGTCTCGCCGTACGCCTCGAAGGTCGGCGTACCCCAGCGTCGCTGCGAGCCGCCGTTCATCCTGATGCCCATGCGGGTCTGCCGACTGAACATCGGCTTGCCCTTCTGCACAAAGCCAGCCTCGTACAGCTTGGTCGGCTTCAGGCTGGTGCGCTGCACGGTGAACAGGTAGTTTTCACCCTCGCTGCCCTGCAGGATCAGCGTGTGCTGCTCGGCGCACCGAGGCGGAACCGGCTCCTTCCGCGTACCCGACCACTGGTTGAAAACGCATGCCTTGCAGGGAAGGTACTTGTTCCCGTTAGCGTCGTCCATCAGATTGGCAGGCGCGAAGTTCGATTCGCCCCACGGGAACTTGTGTCGTTCGAGGTCGGCTTCCAGGGTGGGGTAACCGTTCTGGAAGTTCCGAGACTTGCACTGCGGGATGTCGCCATCCTTCATGCTCGGGTGCCACATGATTCGCTGGGCAACGAAACCCAGTACGATACCATCGAAGGTGTCGAAGGTGGACCCGTCGAGAACGTTCTTGAAGACTCCGTTGTCGTTGTCGATACGGAGCCGAGGCACCGTGAGCGAGCTGGTATCGAAGTCTTCCATGCCCGCCATGGCCAGGTTGCGCTGGTCTTGGCCGTACGCCTCTACAGTCATCTACGCCTCGTTATGCGTTGGGTTAGCTTTGCGTTCGCATTGCTGGGGAGCAAGTCCCACTTGGGTAGGCTAGTGGATGGGGGATTGGAATGCAACTTCCGTTATGCCCGTCCTGCCCGATTCAAAACGGGGGCGGGTTGTTGATCTGTTGATTCAGTAGTCTATGTAGATGGTTCCTTTTCTTTAGGAGTTTATCGAACAATTCTAGTTCGTTCATTGTGAGCCCTTTCCAGGCTCGAAGATCCTCCCATTCTGAAATCTCTTTCAGTACCTTTACGTAGTCTTCTTTGATTTCCTTCAAGGACTGAACTCGTGCCTGCAAACTTTTCAGAGGCATCTCGTTCGGATCCTTCACTGTGGGCTTTACCGGCCAGATCGACAGGTCAACCCACTGGCCAGTCGACGGATCAAACTCTAGGTCACCTGAGTCCGACAACCTTGAACCCCTTCCGCCTCAGCCACCGCAACAGTTCGGTCTCTTCTACTCTCCATTCTGGTTTATCCTCGGGCGACGAGATGTTAATGAACAGCATCTCGTCGATGGTTCGCTTGGTAATCGTGCGCCCCTTGAAGTGTGCGATGTTCTGCTTGAGCAGTTGCTCGCTACAGCTGATGAGAGTACAAATCTGATCCATCGTATACAAGAAGGGGCGCTGCGGCAGTTTAACCTCCGTCATCGATTGAGTGCTTTGAACTTCACCAGGCCGAGCTTCTCGCCAGCTTCAGTGAAGCCCTTGAATCGGGTTGGTTTCTTCTCGACAGTCGCAAACCCACGCTGGTCCCACCGCTTCAGTACAGCGTCGACTGCACCCGAGCTGTGCGAGAAACCTTTTTTCTGCAGCCCAGCCACTATGAAGCCGACTGTCAGTACGTCCTCTTCGTGGAAACCAGCGACGACGAACGGCTTCAAGAACTCGTAAGTTCGCCATTCCAATCCCTCCTTTGCAGTGTCGGAAGGTTCGTCGGACATTTCCTCTAGCCGGGCGGCTTCGATGGTGCCAACACGGATGGAGACACCGCCACCGTCCAACACACGGGCCGGAGGGGGTGCGCCGGGGATGGGAAATTCCGGCTCGGGTAGGCGAGCCAGCGTCCGAAGCATCTTCTCTTCGTCGTGGCATGTGCACGTGCAGTGGTGCGCGAACCTGCACTCGACGCTGACCGAGCCGTCCGAAGACTTCTTCGGCCTTCCCTCGTGGAATCCAGACACACACCAGCCACTGATGTGAGTGGCCTTCTTGCGTCCGATCTTCTTGCCTACCGTGGGGATGTCCTCTTTGGGCAGAGGTGCAAGCCCTAGACCGGTTGGCCCGTATCGTTCGGCCATCCCAACTCCCTTGCTGCTTCGAGTACCTCGGGCAAGAACGTGATCATCGTTGCGAGACAGTTATCACAGCGTTCCCTACCGTATACCAGGGCAACGGTAGGGAGTTCCATGAAGCGAGAAAAGCAGGCACTAGTCGCGCACCACTTCCCCTTCAATAACACGAGGGGCGTCTCGTCCCAGATGGTTAACTGATTCAAGTGCGTAGGTTCGCTTTGCGCACGTGAGGCAGAGTCGTCCGTCGTCTGGGCCACGATTACCACTCTTCCATTCTTGGAATGTGTAGCCGCACGCTGCAATAGGAATCATCACCAGCTTGCGGTCGTACTTATGAAGATGCCGCATGACTTCCGGAACGTCATACCACCGACCGACTGATCGAGTCGGCTCGATCACATGGAAGACTGGCTGCTTGGGCTTAGGCGAAGACGCCCAGCCCTTCGGGAAAGGCTTCCACATGAACTGGTGCTTCCAGCGCTTGATGTTGGCTTCCACGAAGGCTGCCCGACGGATCTCGCTTATGCGAGGCGTCATCTCCAGCTGCGGCTTGAGGGCCATCGGCGTACCCGGCAGAGGCTGGCCATGCAGTGCGCCGGGCTGGTTGCGCATGCAGTTCACCACGCCCCGCACAGTACCCACAGGAAGGGTGTGCGTGCGGAGCATCTGAGTCTTTGCCCTACGAAGAAACTCGTAGCTGCCATGGTAGTTCAACAGGAACTCCTTGGCGGCAGCCTGAAGACTCGGGTGGTTCAGGATGTCTTGATCTTTGTACTTCGGGCTGTCGACGACTCGAATACTCTCGGGCTCAAACAAGGGGTGGTCGTGCTCTGCCTCACCCATCGAAGCGCCCCTGGAAGGTGTTAGACTTGACATACTCATGGAAGTACTCACGATCAACCAGAATCGACTTGCCGAACCGAGTGTAGGTTAGTTCTCCCGACTCGGTCAGCCGGTAGACCGTCATCTTGCTGACACTCATCTCCAATGCCATCTCGGCTACGGTAATCCAGCGGTCGTTCTTGATCTTATTATTCGTCTTCATCAGTACTCCACAGCTTTCCGTCGGAGAAGTTCGTCTTCTTGGATGTAGGGCTCCGTATCCTCCGACCGCGCATGGCCCATTAGACGCATCACGACGAGGATATCCTGAACATTCTTGTATGTCATGGTGGCGAACGTTGATCGTAGATCATGCGATGATACCGACCTGTCAAGACCCAGTCGTTCGCCTAGCTGGGTGATCAACCGCCGCGCCGCTCGCTCCTCGATGTTGATAAGCGGGCGCTCGTATCCGTAGTTCATCTTGAACTGAAGGGCAAGATCGTAGGCAGGCTGTAGGGATGTCCATGCCGACTTGCTCAGTGGCACGAACCGGATCTTGTTACCCTTCCCGCGGATCTGTACTTCCATCGTGTCGAGGAGGAAGCTGCTAGGGACTAGGCTTAGCGACTCCGAGACACGGCAACCTACGTAACCACCTGCTGATACCAGCGCTGCGAGTTCAAACTGTCCATCCGCCCAGGCCATGACAACCATCTTGACTAGCGTTGCATCAAGACCTGGCAGGGGATGCGGACGACGGGGTACTGCGGGAACCATGCGGAGGTCGTCGAGGAATCCAGCTTCATACCCTCGGGCGAACCTCGTGTAACTAGTAACTGCTGCCTTGCGCCTGCGTTGGGTGGCCGGGGCCAGGGTCTCCCCCGACCACCGGACCCAGTCTATGAAGCATTCCTGCTCGTCAAGCTTGGTCGGCGGAGTCAGCCCCGTCCGGTTTCTCCACAGGAGGTACTCGGTCAGGTCGGCCTTGTACCCTCTCCGAGTATTCGAGGAGAGATTTCGTGCGGACAGAAAGGTTTGGTGCTGGTCGATGGAGGCGCTGGTTAGAATCGTCTCCGGCCTGGAAAGCATCGTCCGCCTCCTTGTCCCTAGCCTCGGCAATCGGCCGTGCAGTGTTGATCGCGGTCAGAATGAATCGCTGAAGGTGATCGAGATCGTCCGCTGTAAGTTCAGCTAGATTAATCTTGAAGCTGAACCCTGCCCTGGTGGTGGAACGAAATGTAATGTACAGGCCTTCGTTGTTACTGTCACCAGTAATATTGCCATGCACACCACTCGTCTGGAGATACGCGAACGTAAGCTCCATCCCCTTGGTGGATCGTTCTCGATACGTCCCGTTAGGGCCGTGAACGTAGGGAAGTTTCTGCGGAGGTTTCTGCTCACCAGCCATGATTGTTTCCCCAGTCGTTCTTGTCTTGGTCGTATTCCTTTGAGCGCTTGGCCTTCTCGGCAGCCTGGTAACGAACCTGCTTGGCGTCTTCAAGGCCAGGGATCTGGCCTCGGCCCCTCTTGGGGAAAGACGGTTCGTTCCTCTTACGCAAGGGATCGGGCTCAAAGTCGCTGTGATCTCCATTGATCACAACCTTCCGGGGCCGTGCAGCACAGGCAGAACAACTGTGCGTCATGTACTGGCGCATGAGTTCATTCCCACGCGTAGCAAAGTTAGGCGAGCGAAGCTTACCGGTGATCGCAGACTGCTCGGCCATACCGTGCGCAGGGTGCTGGCACTTGATGTTCTTTGCACTACCAGCTTCGGCAACGATCGCCGTCCACAGGTCGAAGAACACAGCCCGGATAGCCAGGATGCCATCGCCTGGACCAATGACAGCGATCGGTGCAGTCTCGTTGTTGATAGACATGCCGACCTTGTTAGCCGGTGGCTTGTTGTCCTGGTTATCGAGCGCAACCAGTGGAGCCTCGACGCCGTACAGATTGATGCCAGCCAACCCGATGTCCACGATCTTCAGTGGAATCCAGACGTTGGGCTTTTCCAGGATCAGGACACTGACCTTCATGTCTTCGCCGATGGGAATCTCCTTGATGCGCTCCCACAAGATCGGAACTTCCTGTCGCAGGGCGAAGGCAAGGCCGACGTGAGGGCACATGTTCGGGTTACCCGAGTTCAATACCCTGACACACTCAGGGGCAGTGCACGCAAAGCTCATCGGCTTCGTAGGGCCAGTGACAGCCTGGACGTATCCATCATTACTGATTGCTACCTGCCGCATGTCGGCGCTAGACACTGCCATGCCCTACCTTCTTTTTCCAGTCGTGGGCTTTGATGTAAGGCTCCGCATCACGTCCCATAAAGATGCGCCGTGATTTGACCTCGTCGATATCGAGTAGGCCTCCGCGTAGCAGGCAGAGCGCCGCCTCTCGCATGACCTCGTCCCCGTCAGAATCCTGTTTCTGAAGTTCCTGCACTGACGGTAGTGGCTGGGGGTCGGCTTTACTATCTGGTGCGCTGCTCGATGGCGGGCATACCTGCCCTCCGCTAGCTGCCACTGCTCGCTTGCGGCTGACCGGTGCGTCACGGTTTTTCTTAACCGGGGCTGGCTTCGGCGCATGCTCTTCGCAGTCTCCCATCTCGCAGAACATACATGCGGAGGGAGAAACTTTACGTGCCAACGTCCTACCTCCTTGCGGGTAAGGGTAGTGTACCACACCCCCGATAATTAGGCAAATTCTACGCCTCGATGACCAGGGACACGCCTACGTTCATCGCACCCTCACCCTGTTTACATGCAGCTCGCCAATGCGTGGGCAAGGGTTATGCTTGCCGTGCTTCCACTTGATGGCCTTGGCGTGGGCTTCTGATTCGGCCCCGACCACGAACCAGCAGTTGGGTTGGCGGCAATGAAAGATCCACGGTCGCCGCTTGGCGTCACGTGTCTCGGCGAACTTCACTCGTCGGTATATATCCTTCGGCAAGGATTCCGATTGGTCCGCGAGTAGTAACCGACGAGATGTTGGTCGGAGTAGGGGTTGGGGCTGGTCCGTTGTGCTCATTCTCTATCTGCTCCTGCCTGCGCTGACATCCGATTCGGCTTGCAGTGCCCTCGTCTGCGGCACGAATGAGATAAAACTTCGTGCCGAACTCTACTCGGTAGATCATTTGTACTCTCGCTTCTTCGGCTTGGGGTCTTTGGCTACCTCTTCTAATGCAATGTCAAGGAGATCTGCCCAGTCGTTAGGGTGAACGTACCGGAGTCTTCGCTTGGCAGCTGCATCCGCGCGGGCTCGGAGTCTAGCCCTCAGCTCTGTGTCCCCGTGCTTTCGTTCTAGGTCTGCAAATATTGCGCCATAGAGAACGGCGTGATCAACGGGATGGTACTTGCGAAGTTCACTGTACGCCCTGGACAAGGCTCGCCTGTATAGCTTACCTTTATCTGTTGCGTCCCATTCTCTACCCATATTGTGCCCTGTTCTGTGCAAAGAGAACCCGGCCCTGCCCGAGGAAAGAACAGGCAGGGCCGGGTAAAGTCTGACTACTCCGAGTCGGCTTCCCCTTCCGACTCAGCGTCAGACTTCTTGCGACCCTCGTGGTTGTGCCCGAGGTCCGAGTGATCGATGCTGTTGTGCTCGTTTTCGGCGTCGACCTCAGTGAGGTTGTTTACAACCTCCAGGCTGGCGCCGTGGTAGTCGAGCAGGTGACGCCGAACCCGGCCACCAGTAACCGGGTCCATCGACTTCTGCTTGAGGGGTCGGGGCTTCTCGTCGAGCTGTTCGATCGACTGAACGTCATCAACCTCGATGAGTTCCGGGAAGCTGGTACCCTTGGGGATGAACATCACTGCGAAAGCATTGACAGCCTTGACAGTGCCCTGTCGCTCGCCTTCGGCATCGGTAGTGAGCGTGACCTTCCGGTCGACAAACTCGCTGTACCTCGTATCCGTCACGCCGTCCTCCGTGTGCGGGTAAGAATGGATACCCCCGCCCGGGGGTAGGGGTATCCATCAACCTACACGTTGGCGAGCTTCGCCTCAAGCGACCTGATAACGGCCACAATATCACGGGGCTCGGTGACTACAACAGTCTCTAGCCCGTATTGCTTTGGGCTATCGGTGTCGAGGCCTACGCCTAGCAAAGTGTAACCCTTATCACGGCACACCTTGACCTCGCGTTCGAGGATCTCGCGTTCCTCTCGCCCGTTGGTAGCGGGCATCTGTCCATCCGTCTCGTACAGGATGATGTTATGCGTGCCTCGTGGCTGGGCGTCGCATCGCTTACGAGCCCACTCCAAGGCGTGCCCATCGATGTTACCCTGGGACGGAACGAGATCCCGAATGCGGTCGTAGCAGTCGCTGCCCCAGGGCTCGTCGATCTTCTTGAGCGGGTAGAGGTCTAGCGCCAGCATCTTGTTGTAGGTCAGCGACTCGTTGCCGGTGACATAGTCGGCAGTGTGAGCAGTCATCTCGAACTTCACACCACCAAGGCGGCCGAGGAGTTCACCGATCGCGCCAGCCATAGACCTCGCACGCTCGATACCATAGTTGCTGTTGTTCGAGCCAGAGACATCGATCATGACCTCAACAAAGTACTTCCGGTTGTTGGGTCGGTCCTTCTTCTCGAACATCCGGTCATCGTTGAACGGAGCACGCCTGGCCAGGCTGCGAGCATTGACTCGTCCAGACCGCTTGTTCCGGTCGCGCTTGACAGCGATGTTGTCACTGAACGCACGACGAGCAGCGATCAGCGTACTCCCGATAACAGCTTCGGAAGGCTTAACCTCGGAGAGGTCAGGCTTTTCGTAGTGACTGTACGGCCGCTCGGTAGCCCAGGCGCTGCGGTAGGTATCCTTGCCGGGGTTGGTGCGTCCCCTCTCGTGGGTGCGGACGCCGTGAACTCGCATAGATCCATCGTCAAAGAACATAGCCTGAACGAGCGCCTGGTCAATGGCTTCTTCTATCGGCCTCGTGTTCGGGTCCGAGGGATCACCACGACCCCCTGCCTTTGCGAGAGCTTCCATGAGCTTGGACGGATCGGGTAGACCGGTATCGTCTCCAGTTCCGTCCTGCTCTTCCCCGTCCTCTTCTGGGTGGTTGTGGTTACCGATATCTCCTCGACCGCGCTGACCGCCTTCGCCCGCCGACTCATCATCGTCGCCGTCAGGTGATACACCGTCGCCCGACTTGTCTCCGTCTTCCGCATCCTCCCCACGGCCACCACCCGAGCCCTCTTCCTTGTCGGGTGAACCCTGCTCGTCACCGTCGCCTCCTCCTCCTTCGCCGGACTGGGAGTCTTTCGGGTCAGTGCTTTGGTCTTGCTGGTCGGACTGATTCGCGGGGTCTTCATCCTGGTCCTCCTCGAGGGGCGGGTCGTACATGCCCAACGTGTGGAGGTAGTAGAGTAGCTCGCATGCGATACCGAACGCATCGTCTACACCCGTAGCAGAAACGGCTCGGTCGTAGAAGTCTTTAAGGACTTCGTTGTTCAGGATGAACTGCTGACACTCGTCGGAGAAGTACTCCATCGAGTGACCCATGTAATAGAAGATGATCGCAACAAGGATCTGCTTCTCCAGCGGTGCGTCACGCCAGAACTTCTGCTCGTTGTCAATCATCTGACCCTCGCGCATCAGCTGCATGAGAACAGCAGCTGACATGTCGCGGAGTCCCTCGCGAATCTCGAACATCCGAGTGTCCACCCGGATGTCTTCAATCACGTTGAACACGAACGGCAGCCAGTTGTGAACGATCCCAGCCACCGGCATCATGCCGCCCCAGGGGTCAATCCTCGTGCGACGAATCTCGTCAGACTTAGCCGTCGCAAACTTCGGGAACATCGGCCGCCAGGTGTCGTACACTTTCTTTGCTGCGTACGTGACGTGACCAGAATTGATCGGGTCATGCGAGCCCATGCCAATGTGCGAGCACTCATGGAAGAAGTCGTACTGCACATTCTCCATGATCTTGCAGGCCGGACATAGCTGAATCATGTCCGGCCCACGGTCATAACAGAGCCGAGTGTCGTGCTTGCGGTTAGTTCCGAAGTCAATCGGAAGGTGCAGATGAATCAGGTCGCGCGTCGATGAACTACCCTCGGACGACGTAGCTTGAATACGGACCTTCGGATTGCCCGTCACCGCCCTAGCGAACGCTACGAGGGTAGGCTCCATCTGCTTGAATCGCTGGACGGCACGCCATGCATCCTGCTGAATCTGTTGTTCAGAACGGATGATCGGCTGGCTGTTCGACTGGCTCGTTGTCATGGGTAGTACCTCCCGGTCGGGGGTCGATGCGAGTCTCGGTCAGGAGCTTGATCTTCTGTGTGCTACTAAGCGCGCCGTGCGCACCCGTGCTCGCATCCCAGGCGTTCGGCCTGCGAAACACCTCGGTGGTTGGCTCTCCCGGCTTGTTGATCGGGAACTGCTGAACGAACACAGCGGTGTCGGGCTCGTCGGCTACCGCGCGCTCCATCGCTGCATCAGCAATACCCTGAGGCTGCGGGTTGAGTTTCTTCTTCGGTGGCCGGGGACGCTTGGCAATCCCCGGCACTCGACGCGGGCTGGTCTGAACGCCGGTGATCCGACGCTCGCCCGGCCACCAGTCGGGAATGTCCCAGCCCTTGAACTTGATGCTATCTTTCCACATCGGGTAGTCCCCGAAGATCTCGTCGTAGATCACCGCTTGCTCCTGACGTTAGAGGAGACGGCAGCCATGACAACCTCGCGCTGCTCGGGCTCCAAGAAGTTGGCTGCTGCCAGCCGGTACACCGTGTGCGGATCGAAGAAGTGCCACGCCTTGGCGACCTTGATCTGTTCGCGCAGGCCCCAGGTCATCGGGATGGAACCCGAGTCAACCGCCTGCCGAATGTCGTTGGCAATTGCCATGATCGTATTGAGATCACGGGCACTGAGATCCCGACTCGTCTCCGCCTTGACGTGCGTCGAGATGATCTTGCGCTCCAACTCATCGCTCGGAAGCTCGATGTAGAAGTGCATGATCCGGGAAACATCTGCCGCACCCAGCTGCTGAGTGCCCACGTTCAGTGCATCCCAGGCAGGATTCATGGCGAACCCGAGGAAGCACTGGTCGTGGCGTGTGATCTCCTCGCCGTCGTTCTGCGTGATGACCAGCTGGCTACTGTTGTCCGTGAGGGGACGCAGCACCTGCCAGACATCCGGCGGTCCAACGTTCGGCTCGTCGATGCACAGTACCCCCGGCTTGTTCCACCGGTTGGGAAGCGTACCGTACTGGAAGTACGTACCCTTCTCGGGGTGGTACTGAGTCTTGCCGACCAACTCGTCGACCTCGGTCGAACCAGTGATGTTGATTCGCACGAAAGGAACCTGCATCAGAAACGCCATGTACCGGAGCAACTCCGTCTTGCCAGTGCCCGGCCGACCCCACAGTGCGAAGGTCATCTCCAGATCCAACCACAAGGCGGTGGCCATGTAGACCAGTCCGTCGTGGTCGATGTACAGCTCCGGCCTCTCCTTATCTCCCGGTCGGGGGATGCGCGCACGCTCTTCGTCCGAGAAGTACTTCGGATCGAACACCGGAAGGAAGGTGAACCGCTCTCCCTTGGCGTCGATTACCTTGCGCCAGGCCTTGATCCCCTTGTCTCGGTGATCCTGGGTGACCTCTCGGTCGGTCGGGTAGTCGAGCGGGTCAACACTGGAACCGAAAGCGTTCAACGAATCCTGCACCAGGAATGCGTTGTGGTACTCGGGCAGAAGTCGGATGTCATCCGGCTTCACCGCTTCCAGTACGTGCCCAGCTGCACCGAACGGAACTCGGTAGTCACAGGATCGAGCGATCGAGGACAGTCGTGACGGATGCAGTATTTCAGCCTTAGCTCCACACACCGGCGCTGCCGTACCAAACTTCTCCGCCGCAACCTCTGACGGAATGAAGTTCACACAACTACGGCAGGACTGCACCGAATCGCTGCTGTGGGTAGCAGAGATTGCTAACCGCTTCGCGTCCGGGAATCCCAGCTGAAGGGTAAGCAATTCCTGAGTAGTCGCCTGCTCGATGCTCGTCGACCACTTCCCACACCGGGAAGCTTTCGTTTCGTGCAGTGCAATCTGCGCCTTGGTTTCCAGTACGGGGAAGTCCGTGACCTCGTTTAGCGCCTGGCAAATGCCGACGCCGAACCCTTTGCCGCCCGATCGCTCCTGGATCTTATCCGAAGGAACTCGGTTGATGCAGGTTGCGCACGAGGGGACGTTGCTTGCCACCTGTACTACCTCCCAATCTCGGGGTGGATATTCTTAACTAGCATGCTTGCGGATCGTTGCGTACTGCTGATTGAGGTGCGCGTCATGCATTGCACAGACTGCCATGTCTTCCCCGTCCACCATCCGCATGGTAACCGGGAAGTTCTTACAGCGAGCCGCACGGTAATCGTGCAGGAACTGGCACTCGCCAACATACTTGGCGTTGGCTCGGTTGACCTCTCGCTTATGCGGGCGGCAGCAGCGAATCCAGCGCGCGTGCCCGAGATCGTAGACAGTCGTCGATGCAGGCCGGTCGCAGTCGGATTCTTTCTCGCACTGCGGTAGGTGTTCAATGATCTCGTTGGCCGTCATCATCACTCCCTCGGGTTGGTGGCCGGGGTAACTACGTGAACCTCCAAAGGGTTCGTCTGCGTTGACCTGGATGCCGCTAGGCGGCGACGCCGTACACGCTCTCCCGAACGTGGGTCGACCAGAACATCGAGCCGGATGCGCGACGACCGGAGCGGTAGCGCTGGATGTACTTCCACGCTCGCTTGAAGCGGTTTGGCTTGCCGACTACCAGCTCGACCAGGGTCGCCCAGGTCTCTTTGTAGTTACGGATCGCATCGTACACCGCAATCCCGACCAACACAAGGGCGCTGATAACTCCGGCACCCTTGTCTGCAAACCAGACACCTAATCGTTTCGCGTGAATCACTGGACTTCCTCCTTGAAGACAAGACCATCAGCTGTATAGGTTGTAACTGATCGACGCTCTACTGTCAAGCGCTTCCGCTCTGCTATGTCATTCAGCTTAGTTAGGTCACTGGGCCTGAGTACTCTCTCTTCAAGCACCAGGGGGAGTGGGCCGGTTCGTGCGAACGGATGACCACCTCGAAACCTCGGTCGATGCTGGTCGTTAAACGGTGGACAGACCATGCTGATCCATCTGCCTTCAACCCTGCGTGCTATCTCCAGGCTAGGCTGGGTGCGCACCTCGATTGACTCCATGAACAACCACCATGGAGACTTCGTCATTGCGTTAGACCTGTGCCTGCCGATCCTAGCCCAAGGTTCCTTCGAGCTTCCGATATACAGTACATCTCCGAACTGATCGAATGCCAGGTAGATGCCGGGAGATTCGAGTTCGTGCTTGTTGTAATAGTAAATCCTACTCATCACTACCTCCCTGTCGGGGATGGACATTCACTCAAGGTCCGGCTCAGTACGCCATTCGCGGTCGGTACTGAGCCGGACATTCAGCGAACGGGCTTCCTACGGGTGAACCAGTAGGCTGCCAGTCCTGCACCAAGGGTTACGACACCAATGCCGATCACCCAAGTCAAGCCTGCACCAGTCACGGGCAGTTCCTCTTCGTCACCCTTCGGGTCGACCGGAGTCACTACAGCAGGCGCCCCCGTCGTCTTGCTTGGCGAAGGTGTTCCCGTCCTGCTAGGCGTGACAGTGGGGGTTCCAGTAGGAGTTCCCGTCGGCGTCCCGCTCGGGGTACCAGTCGGCGTACCAGTGGGAGTCCCCGTAGGAGTGCCCGTTGGCGTGCCTGTCGGACTTCCAGTCGGCGTCCCGGTCGGGGTGCCAGTCGGGGTCGGCTTGACACAGCCAAGCTTGTACTCCTTACCCTGGAACGAGACGACCGACACGGTAGTCTTCACCGTGCCAGCGGGACTCTTGGTGTAACCCACACCGAAGCGCACGACGTTCTTGCTCTTCGGTGGCGTCGTCATCTCTACCAGCTTGTCCGGGTCGGCGTTGCTGTAGAGCTGACCTCCGGTTACCATGTCCCACTGGTGGGACATCCGGTTGTACCGGAGAGTAGCGTACCCGCTGTTGTCAGCGTTCACTACCTCGACCGAGAAGAATGACGGCTGGTCCGGCGTAGGGGTAGCGGTAAAGTCTCCGCTGTCCAGGTCGGCAGTCGTCAGTCCGGCCGGTGCATTGTGATGAATCAGATCGGTCGACTCGAAGACGAACCCGTCGTACGTTCGAGTCGGCTTGCGGTCCGCCTCGTCAGGGTTGACGAACCAGCCCTCGATCTTGCAGGGGTTCGGATCGACTTCCGTTTCTGCATGCGCAGTTACGGGGCCAATCAGTGCGAACCCGAGCACCGCCGTGCCCGCTACGAGCGCAGCAGCCTGTGTTCGATACTTCATACCGCCCCTTTCAGGGCCTCTGATCAGGACCACCGTGGCCCCTGCTTCCCCGACTGGAGTCGAACCAGTACCCGATACCCAGGAGCGACCCGGCATCTGCTCTGCCTGCTTAAGCTACGGGGAATTGCCGTTCGGTACAGTTTAAACTGCACCGAACTGGTGCAACCTACACTAGGTGGATGGGTTTGTCTAGTCCGTCAGGTATTCTGCCTGATGTGCCGTTCGATCGACTTCAAAAAGTCTTCGAGGTTGAACTGTAGAACCTTCGGGCTTTCGAGCAACGCCTGGACCAACTCATCCCGTGCGTTGAGCAAAACTCCACTCATGAAGGTCCGGAGTGCTTCGGGTACCGGCGCACCCTGGTGATCAAGGTCAGGTGCAACCTTGTCGTACCAGCGATTAATTGCCATCGCATCGTAGTAACCCTTGGTTGCAGCGGTTACCCGAGACGAGGGGCCAATCCACATCATCGGCCCTGTTGTCTCTGTGTACAGAGACTCACTCTCCGTACTCTCTGTATCAACCTCGTAGTCGCCAACCTTAGCGGTTGGCTCCGAAACTCCCGGCACAGGACTCGTAGGGTATCCCATTCACTCCGCCTTCCATCCGCTGATATCGTTCAGTCCTTCGGTAAAGTCGTACCAGGCAATTACGCCACCAATTGCGGCGCCCAGTAGTAATGCACACACCCCGGCCACCAGCACCAGGATGGCTACACCGATACCTCGACGCCAGGTCAATCGTTCTTTCCCAACGACCGGCTCCGGTACGAGGTTGTTATCTTGGATCAACGCCTCAAACTCCAGCGTCTTCCATCCGTCAACGGGCAAGCCTACCCCCGAGTACTCCAATCATGATGAGCGAGCCACCAATGCCAGCCATCAGGGGAATGTACGGCTTGAGCATGAACACCAACTGCAATAACCAGTCGATCACTTGCACGATCCTTCCACATCGGAGAGGCGATCAAGCTCTTCTACCAACTGCGCCTTGAGAATGTCGGCATCGTTGGAGAGGTTGATCTGGTTCTGCTTCTCTACGTTGAGCGCTTTCCAGTCCTTCATGATGATTGCCTGGAAACTCTGGTCGATGATTGCCGTCTGTCCGTTGGTAGCCAGGTTCAGCTTCCGAGTAGTAGCGGCAACCTTCTTCGTCCAAGCAATCTCGTCCTTGCAGTCCTGCGAAACTCCCTCCCGAACCACCTTCTCGCGCACCTCTACACGTGGTGCCTGCGTTGTCGTGCTAGTGGTTCCATGCGTCGGTTCGGAGGGCGGGTCGCCTCCTGTGACCGTGCCTGCTACGAATAGCAGGACGACCGCAAAGACGACCCCTCCTAGAAAGCTCTTCACTTTACAACCTCCCGATGTGGTCGGGGTTAGCTTGTGACCAAGTGCTGAACGTGCGCCTCGGTCAGGCCGTACACATTAGCAAGATCGGTCAGTGAGAATCCTGCTGAATGCATAGCCTTGATGGCGTGCACATTCTTGGGGTCAACGCGCGGGAACTTCGGCACCTCCTTCTTGGGTACGTCCTTCTTGGTGGCTGCGGCTGGTCGATACGGCGTGCCCGGCGGTGGCGGGTTGTACTTGTACCCAGGCGTCGGCTCGAAGGGGATTTCCTTCTGCCGAATCCGCCATCGCTTCTGCGCCTCAACCAACACCTCGCGCGCCGACTTGTAGTGAGGCAGACACATGAGCAGCACGACGCTTGCCATCTCGTTTGCACGAGCTTTCAGTTCAGCCTCGTCGTTGCCAGGGTTACCTTTCACCTGGTCAACTAGCTCGTCCAGCCTGTCCCACATCTTCTCGGCCAATGACTTGCCGTGGTGCGGGGGAGTGTACTCAGTCACGCGTCATCTCTTTCAGGCTGGCCTTGATGCCAGCGATGCACGCAAGAATGAGCGTACTCATCAGCATCACGCGCGCCCGGTTGACAGGCTCAGTCACGTCCCACCAGCTAAGGCAGCCGAACGTCAGCCCGCCCACGAAGAACAGCGTGCGAGCTACCTTGTAGTAGACGGTTGCCTTGATCTTCTTGATCATCGCTTCCTACTCGCGAGGAATGCAATCCAGATACCCTGGATTGCTAGTCCGACAAGGACTCCTGAAAGAAAAGACCAGATGTCCAGACTCATCGCTGCTTCTTCAGCGCCTCGTTGGTAGCGTTCGCCATCTGCGCGCCGCGCAGTAGGTACGCGTGCGCCAGCGGGTCACGCTTCTTGATGAAGCGGAACACCCACTTGATGTAGCGATGCACGGCGTACGCACCCACGAGCACACCGCCCAAGAACCATGCGGCGTTTCCCCACATACTGCCTCCCTGTTATCGGGGTTAACTACACCAGACTTGCAAGGGCCTAGCCAGTTGGGCGCTATCCCACGTCGATGGGTCGAATCGACAGTGAGCCAACTGACTAGACTCTAACGAGTCAGGGGTAGATCTGGCCGTCCTCGTAGTGCAGCCAGTCATCGTAGCTGACCTTGACTTGGCGTATGTCTGACTCGTTGCCCCGGTTAACCGGGATCATGAGCAGCCAGTAGTCGAGGTCAGAATTGTACGGCCGCTGCCCGTACAGGTACTTGCGGCACACACCCTCTTGGTACTGTACGCACTCGCGAATCAGCACGTCCCGGTCACCGACCGAAACTGCATGTTCGAGTACGCGTTCAGGTGCCTGGCGTCCCCGGGTCAGGAACGCCAGGCCAGTCGTCAGGGTCAGCACTACGATGATTCCAACTGCTAGGACTCGTCGCACTGCGACCCCCGTCGTCAGTTACCCTGCAATGTACGTGCGTGCGAATCGAGCGGCCAGTTGCGGTTGCCTGGACGGTGGCAAAGTTCTTCCCACTCTTTCCGTTCGGCGTCCACACCTACCCGGTCGGCAGGCACAATCCTAACCTCGATCGGCTCACTTTCCCAATCGATGTGTGTGCCATCGTAAACCCACCGTCCCGCCGGTGTACGCGTGATACACCGTGTCTTCACGCCGTAACGACGAACGGTAATGGTTTGCCCGGAGACACGGTAGTCTGCACACCTCGACCAGATAGTCACGTCATTCTCCATGACGAGACATCCAATCAGTTCTTCGAGCATGTCCAGCTGAACTACGTATCCAGTGTGCGCACGCACTTGCGCAAGGCGCTGGTAGGGGGTCACGCCACTGCCTCCCTGTCGGGGTGTTACTTCTTCTTCTGTTCCTTGCGACCCGTGTCGACGCCCTGGTCAGCGCCTGCATCTTCCGTCTCGCGGTCGATCCGTTCGGCTTCCTTGCCGGGCTGTCGCTTCGGGAGCGGGTTAGGCATTACGTTCCTTCCAGATGGTGACTGCGATCGTGGTGAGTACCAGTAGAACCCCGGCCACGTAGCCGACCAGTCCTACCTTCCAGGAGTGCGACAGGGTGGCGGTCGGCACTGCTACCAACACGCCACCCCAGAACATGGTCATGAAGTCCAGTCCGTGCAACCAGTTGACCATGAGCATTAGGCCAGCCTCTAGGCCAGCGTACCCTACAAGAGTGGCCGCCGTCGCGGCGGTGAAAATACCACCGGCGGCGAGGCTGACTCCGTAGGGGAGTCCGGCACAGAATGCGAGGGCTCCGACGGTTCCGGAGGCAACGCAAAGTCTGAGTGCTGTAGAACTGGAATGCCGTACGATCTGTGCCAGTGGTCGTCGCTGCCCGGCTCGCCCTCGATGTGCAGGGTCAGATGTAACAACCGCAAGTCGCCGTTGCTCCTCCCTGTGATGAAGTCCTGCCAGTCTTCGCCGTCCAGGTCGGCAGTCGTAGAATGAGCCCGTTGTAGGTGTCGGTTTAGGGACCAGTGGCTCATCCATTGCGGAAGCTTCACCTTTCTGCTACCTCCCTGTCGGGGTGGATGGGGAGTGGTACTGTGCTGAGCCGAACGGAACCCCCTCAGGAACAGTTCGACGCGCTTTCCAGCACAGTACCACGTGCCCTCCCTGACATCCACACAGTAGTGTGCGAGGGGCGTCGTCACTTCCGTGGTCGACTGGAATGCCAGGGAACGTGGAGGTACCCGGAATTGAACACGGGTCGCCACACTTCCGGTCAGCCCCCTACAAGCTTCCCTCGTCGTGTGGTCTGGCTACCTGCCTACCTCCTAGACATCAGCCTGGGACCAGCCACGCATCTGGGGATTTAACACCAGAGCATCGTTGCTGTTTGCCAAGCTGATGCTGTCTTGCTACGGGCACCCTATCGCATGCCCGTCCACCATGTCAACCGGTCAGTTATCTACCGGTCTGTACCTATTTGCCCTGTATCTTCAGTCGCCAGAGCCTGTTGCGCACTGCCGACGACGTACGGAAGAGGGCCAGTGACATGCCCGTGTTGGACCAGCCAGCACGGTACATCTGCATCAGGAACTCATCCTCTAGCTGTGTCCATCTATCCTTGGCAGCCCGTCTTCCGGACGCCTTGCGGGTTGCGATTGTCACAGCCAGTTCGTGCGGTACTTTGATGCTCACTGACTACCTCCCGTCCGGGGTTACGTCCAGGCACTACCCTGCACGGCGAAGACCAGCACGAATGTCTCCGATCAGGCGTCGATCGAGAATGCTGTCCCGGGGAATCAGCAGGCGAGGGTCATCGTAACGTGACTCGCCCTTGACTCCCGGAGTGTGGAACGTGCCTGCACCCTTGCCGGTGTGCTGGGTTGCGCACGAGCAGTTGTTGCTGTGCCGCCTAGCGGAGCCCGGCTTTGCGGAGCGCTTCTTCGACGGCCGCTTCTGCTGCCGCTCGTCCGGCCGACTCGACGACGTCTCCGTCTTCGTCCTCGACGGCTGTCCTGACTTCCCGCGCTTCGTCATCATTCCCCTTGTAGATCAGGCCGACGGTCACAACTGACCTGGTCGGCTCGTACTCTGACAGCACCTCTTCGACCTGGTCGAAGGGCAGCGCCATCTCGTATTCCTTCGCGTCCTTCGGGCTGCACCCGTACGACTCGAAGGGTACATCGTACACGTAGGTAAGGCTACGTGCCACTCGCAGATGAGTGGGCTGGGTCGGTTCAGTCATACACTACTCCACTAGTAGTTGGTCTACTTCGTCGTCAGTTAGGGTGATAGTTTCTTGTCCGTGAAGGAATCGAATCCCGTCGTCCTCCCAGTCTCGGTTGACGTAGCTACCCTCAACCAGTACCAGTTGCGTCGACAGTTCGTACGCTGGGTTGTAATCAGCGTCGACTACTTTTCCCTCGATGATGTACCGCTCGGGTGGGTTGTTCGGTCGGTTGGTCAGCGAGCCAACGACTCGCCGACCAACCAGCAACCGAACGTACACTGCCCGAGCCTGATGGCTCGTGTCGATCAGTACTCCTTGAAGTATCCGACCTTGCCGTCGACCCACAGGATCGTTCGGCCCTTCCCGCTGAGTCCGATGTACTCGATACGCGGGACTCGGTAGCTCGTGTCGTTCGCCTGAAGCGTGCGCACCAGACCGGCCACCTTCCGACGTTCGTCTTCGGGAAGCTTCGAGATGTCCTCGAATGCCTTGTCCTCGGGGTCGCGCACGGTGTCCGGCTCCAGGTCGGTCCAAACTCCTGACGGACGGAACTCGTACATGTGGTCACCCCTGGTACTTGGGCGGACCTTTTTCTTTCGGTCCACGTCCCAGGAGCACGCCGTGTCGGCAGCCTTAACGGCCTCGTCCCACGTGACGAACTTCCTTTCGGCCAAGTAGCTAGCAGGGACAGCGCCGAACGGGTGCTCTTCCAGGATGCGGGCAACCGCTTCGGCCAGCTCCCGGTCGCGCTGCCCCGCCTCGGTGGCTGCCCACTCTTCCTTACTTGCCTCGGTGGCTGCGGCCTCGCCGTCGTCGGGCTCCACGACTGGCTCACTCGGCTGACTCTTCTTCTTCGGCTCCCCGGGGTAGTAGTACACCCCGACTTTGAACCGAACCAGCTGACCCTTCTTGGCCAGGTGTTCCAGGCTGCGCTGTACTTCCTCGCGCGTTGCCTCGCCGAAGCCAGCCACTACTTCGTCGATAGTGTATGTGACTCCGGGGTCACCGGACAGCCATTCGAGAATCTTGGCGTGTCGACCCGTGCGTGCTGCCATACTGCCTCCCATTATCGGGGTTCCCCAGCCGCCAGTCAATGCCACCAGGCATGGTCGGCTGGGCTAGTGCCTGGGCAGGGAATCGAACCCCACCCAGGCATCGTGCTTACTGCGGCGCGACCGTGGTCACACCCTTGACGTTGTCCTGGATGACCGCGTACAGCTCCAGGTTCTCGTCGATCTTCTTGCTGTCGCGCTCCAGAGCCTTGTCGATGCGAGCGTTGATCGCACCCTGGCTCGGCGGGTTACCGCCAGCGTACTCCTGCGACTCGAACTTGGCGAGCTGGTTGACCGACAGGAACTCGTCACCCGAGGCGTCGAACGCCTGCTGCATGTGAACGTGGATGCGACGACGCACACCCTCGTACGGGGCACGCGGGGACGAGGTGCTGCTGGCCTTGCGCGCCTTGGTAGGCTTGCCCGAGGCCAGCTTCCACGCAGCGGAAACCAGGGGGTCGACGTCCGGCGCCTCGCCCTTGTCCTCGTTCTTGTCGATGAGCCAGGTGACGAGCTTGCGCGCGTCCTCCTGCAGGTCGTCGAGCCGGGTGTCACCCTTGGTGAGGGCCTCCTGGTACTCGATACCCTCGGGCGGCGTGCTGGAGTAGATCTGCTGCGCCAGCTGGTAGACGACGTAACCCTCGATCCAGGCGACCGACGGGTCGACCGGCTCCTTGGTGGCGGCAGGCGACTTGGCCGGAGCCAGGTTGCCGATCGCCTTCGAGATGTCGAGGTACACCCGGGCGAGCCGCATGGACTCAAGGTCGTTCGAGTCGCCGACCGCCTCGGTCATCGCCTCGATGACTCGCGTCTTGGCCCGGTTGCGGAAAGCTCGGGCGGCCGACGGAATCGCCTGGTACAGCTCGACCGCAGTCTCCTGCAGGCCCTTGTCCTCGGCGGCCTCGATGCCGTCCTTCTTGGCAACCTCAGCGATCGAGGTCAGGTGCGCATCGAACGCGGGGAACTCGGCCTCGCCCGGCTTCGGACCCTCGGGGGTCGCCTCGGTGGCCGGGGCGGTCTTCTCGACCGTGTCATTGCTCATTCGTAATACCTCCGTGAGGGCTTGCGCCGTTCGGTCCGGCGGTGTTGCCGTCCCGTTGTTGTTACTAGGGACTCTATCACCTGGTGTTGCTAATTGCAAACCCGCAACCGGACCAGGTGAATTGTCCGATTCGGCGATGTCGACTAGGACACCAGCCCCAGCCACCGTACCAGGGAATCCCGGATTTACTCGGTGGCCGGACTGCGTGCACTACTCAGTATTGCACAGCCTGGTTGACGACGTCGTGCCAGTGAGATTCCCACTGGACCGCGTCGACGTGTACCTCCTGGGTAACCCAGTACTCGTTGAGTGCGGCGCGCGGATCGTTGATCTTGCGCTCCACGATGACGCATGCCCGGCGCGCTCCGCCGTAGCGGAGCCACCAGTCCGACATGCCATCGAACAGCCTGTCGAACAGGTCGGCGCGATCAGCACGCGCGTTCTCGCCAGCCAGCTTACGGTATGCCTGCAACGGTTCGATCACCATTGCATAATACTCGCGCTTCATGGTGGCGTTGTCGCACCTGATCGACCAGCCGTGAGTGTGCTCACACTCGGCGGCCTCGGCGTCGTAATACCGCCAGGTACTCTCGACACCGTACACGCCGCACGATGGGATCGAGTTGATTCCCTCGGCGGACACGATGAGCGAAACGTACTCCGCCCAGGGGTCGGTCCACTTGACAACTTCTTGATCGTTGTACTGGACGCCCGACTCGTAGTACTTGACGTCCTGCGGCCGACGGAGCGGGACTCCGTCTTTGCCGTTACCTCGGGGCGGCCTGCCCGTGTCCTGGCTCATCAGATGAACGGCCGGATCACGGTCACGTGGACCAGGTAGCCACCGGCGAGGGCCAGGGCGGACATGATCCCCCAGGTCTGGGCAACGATCTGCCGCAGGTCGAACCGGGGCTGGGCGCGGTGCTTGCCCGTGCACTTGGTGCTCATTTCACTACCTCCCGTTAGGGGTCGGGGTAACTCGGTAGCACCAGGCTACCTGCACGGTGGCCGGGATGTCAAGGCTAGCTTGGCCCGGCCACCAGACAGACATCATCTGGGGCTAATCCTGGCCGTCGAGTTCGGCCTGGATGGTGTCGCAGTCGCAGTCGTACTTGTGATGACACAGGTCGTACTTCGTGAGCCAGTTCGCCTCGTCTTCACCGAACGTGACTAGCGCCTGCGTGTACTCGTGATCCGACTGATAGTCGGCTCGATCCGGCATACTCGGCCGGTCGGGGACGTAGCTCACTTTTCGTCCTTGCCGATGATCTTCCGGACGATCTTCTCGCCGCCGGACTTCTTGGACTTCTTGGCGGACTCGATTGCCCTGCCCAGCTCGGCCGCAGCATCCTTGTCGCGGTTCATCCGCTTCGCGGAACGACCCTTGTTCGTGTCGGAGTGCTTCCCCTCGTCGTCCTTGCGGAACGGGTTGCCACCCTTGCGCACCATGCTGGTACTCCAATGCTGTCTGAGGACTTCACAAACGGGACGGTACTACTAGGCAGCCATGCTGGCAACCTGCTGCGCGAACTCGATAGCCTCTGCGGCCAGTCGACGCTGCGCGGACGTGATGGTGCCCTTGTATCCGAGGCTCCGGATGTAGGCGGTGATGGCGTCCGTGCGCTTGGCCCGTGCGGCCGATAGGTCGGTCGCTGCGCGTGCCTTCGGGGACCGGGGTGCGTTCGGACGGGTGCGGGATTCACGGGGGAGCATTTTGCAACGCTTCCCTTCGCACAGAATCGCGCGGCCCGTTTTGTTGTCAGTGCCATGGTAGCACCCGACACCCTTGCCTGTCCAGTCGCGGTCCGGACTGGCGCCCTGAGTTGCCATCCAGCGCTCACGCTGGTACTGTGCACGCTCTGATCCCACGAACGGGATGTAGTCATCCATCACTCGGAGAACCATGCCCCGAGGTTTGGTGTACTTCACCTGACGGGGCGCTGCCTGAATCGACATGCCAACTACCTCCCGATGCGGGGTTGTCGTTCTACTGACCAGCCTATCACGCGGTGTTCGCCGTGTCAACTGGGCCGTTCTGGCCGGGTAGTTCCGACCGCCGTGCCTCACCAGTCTAGCATGCCGTGTTCGGCGTGTCAACTGGGCGGTACTGGGTGGTGCGCGTTCCGTTCCATCCTAGCATACCCGACTGGGTGATGCAACTGGGCGGATCGCTTGGTGCGGTGATGCCTAGCCAGTCTAGCACACTGACCGACGTTGTGGCTAGCCCCGTCACCCGCGCAGTAGGCGGTCTGTTCGGTGGCCGGTAGCCGTTCGATCAATGCCCGTTCAGGCTAGCGTACTGATGCCCAGCCACGCAACCCCACTGTCCGGATGATCCGGAAGGTTGGTAATGACTGGTTTGTCCGGTTTGTCGTCCCGCGCACCGCGCGTAAGTAGTACGGTGCGACTCGGTCGAAACGGACAAACTGAATCCGTACAAACCAGACATTATACCTGTGGACATGTCGGGCCTTGCACGAAAAAGTATCCCAGTTACCCATCAAAGGTATAGCCAGGGTCAAACATCCCTGAACTGGGACAACCAAGTCAAACGGAAGCTAGCGGGCGATACCGGACAGGCTGGTCTTCTCGGAGAATCTGCCCGAACTGGGCGACTTCGGACTCGAAGGACGTAATGCCCTCAAGTCGGGAACGCGTGCTGAACAGGACAATCGGCTCGGAAAACCCAACTGGTCGCCTTTGCCGCGTACTGTCACGAACGTGGGCATTGTAGACGATGTCGTATCTGTCCGACTTTGTCCGGACAAGTGCGACACGGTAGCGGAAACCGGACTTCTTGTTCTGAACGTTGCAAACCGCCAGGGTTCGGTTGTACTTGGGCGGACCGGACAAACCGGCCTCGGTTTCCGCAACCCGGACAGTCATCTCGTAGTGGGTTGAAACGGACTTCACCGGCAAAGGTGAACAGTTCACCAGTTTCTGGTAGAACTCCACTGAAATACCTCCGATGGGGACTTATCGGGTGGATGGGGCAAAGTAGCCCAGACCGGCATCAAACCGGACACTACCCTCAAACATGGGTATTCTGGGCCAACCAGACTTACGGGTACAACTCGTGCAGACCCGTGACAAATGCGTCGAACAGGTTGATCATGGCTGATTCGCGCAAATCGTGACCGATAGTGGTTTCTTCGGACACATTGTGCGAAACCAGACCGATGTGGAACAACCCGTCATCTTGGACAGTGCAGGTCATTGCGGTCCATCGGTGCTCATTCTGGTTGGAATCGTTGTGAACGATGATCTCCCAGACAGTTCCGGAATACCGGCACTCTTCGGACGAAACCGTCCAGGCCCACACTTTCGCACCAGTCGTCTCATTTCCGACAACCAGGCACGGAGTGGACTCTCCGGACTTAGCGCCCGGAGTGGACGTCAGTGCGGAAAGCATCTGATAGTGGGACATGTCGTACTCTTTCCACTCATGTCGGGAATGTAGGGATATTCCCGACGAAGCATCCCCAGCCACCATCAAAGTGGTCACTACCCTCAAACATGGGTATCTGGGGACAACCAGGATGAAACGGACTTACCACCCGGACTTGATGAACTCGGACAAACTACGCTGAGCCACCTTCCACGTGCGATACATGCGGAAGTCGTCCAACTCGCCCATCTCGTACATACGGGCGCCGATCATGACAGGCAGGACACTGTCGTACAATCCGTACCCACTGCACATTCCACGCAGAATGGAATGAGTCGCCGCAAACTCGGCGTATGACTCATCGCGGTCCCAAGTGGTGCGGAAGGTAAGGAACGGGACGATTCCGACTGAATCGGGCTTGCCGGGGTATTCACCACGAACGTAGCTGTATGCCTCGACTACGTACAACTGGTGCGGACCGGTCAAAACATCCTCCCAGTGTTCCATACCGGGACGAATGACCGTAACTGCGTCACTCGGGATGACTCGCCTACGAACGCCGATTCCGTACTGAATGTCACCAATCTGGACATTGCAGACTCGCAGGGCAAGTGCCCCGGAACGGTCATTGTCGGCGATTGTGGCTGGTTCGGACAGAAGCGGACCAAGCGTGCCAACCAGGCTGATCTCGGACATAATGTGCTCCTTGCGACAGGTCCGGATATGTAGGGTATATCCGGACTTTGCATCCCCAACCACCATCAAAGCGGACACCAGGCTCAAACATGCCTGTTTGGGGATAAACCACTCACTTCAACAGGTTTGTGATGAATGTGTTGAAGTATCCGATCACGGACAAGCGGGACTTACCCATGTGAACCGTGCTGGACTGGTTCAAACCGTGCGCAACGTTGCGAATTTCCTTTTCGATGACATACCCACCGTCTGGGGACGGAATGGCATACATCCGGACAACTCGTGCGCCAAGGTGCGGATCGGTACAATCCCCACCTTCATTGCAGTAGTAGTACGATTGGTGCTTGATCGGGTCAATCTGGATAGTCCAGACATGTGCGCGGTTTTCGGGAAAAACTTCCACAGAAACGACACCGTCGGACGTAAGCCACGAAACGGTCGGAACGCCCAGGTCGGAATTAACCGTCGGAAGTGTGCGCAACCGGTCGAACAGGGACAAGTCGGACATTGTTCTCAATCCTATCAGTAGGGGATGAATAGGACATCTAGCGCAATCTGGGTCAAGCGGGACTAACTGGGCGAAACGGACTTACCAGCCGTAAATGGCTGCATCGTGCGGAACTCGCATGAAGTCGGCACGAAAGTCACCATCCGTACCAGACGGGGTGATTCGGACGAAACAGGCCATTCCGTTCCAGACCGCCTTGAAGTAGCCCGGAACGGGGCAGTGGTGGATAATCTCGGACAGAAGGATCGGACCGGTCATTTCGGACGAGGCGTACGAACGGGTCTGAAAGGACATTCCGTCCAAGTCCGACTCGTCGTGCGAAATGATGGTTTTGTGCTCGATTGCGAACATACCGTCCACATTCGTGCTGAAGTGGAAGATAAGGTTCCAATCCGTGTTGATCTGGGCAGCACCGCTGAAGTCCGACATGTCCGACATCGACGTGATGTGCGAGATCGTGTTGTAACGGATCATTTGTGTCACTTGTCCATTCTTGTAGGGAGAAGGACCAGATTGCGCTAGATGTCCCATTCAGCCCCATCCACCCGGATAAGGGTGAGATGAGGTGAACAGGACGGTTTAGACTGGTATTTGGCGCTATGTCCGGACTTATGGGGGTAAGTCGGGACTAACGGGGGCGATTCATCTTGATTCGGACAAACGGCGCTTTGTCGCCATCTCCGACAATCAGGACTCCGTGGTGCGAGTTGGCGTAATTGTCGCCAACCACCGCAAGACAGGCATACACGGCGGTACCGGCCGAAATGAGGGCGTTCCACTCATCCGTGCGATAACGGGCAGAACCGTTGAAAAGTTCCGGACCGTACGGTTCCGCCATCTTTGTGACCTTAATGGTGGAAACCCACTCGATTGGGAAATCGAGGACGATATCGGACTGATTCGGACAAACCGTCATGTAAGAACGCGTAACGTCCGTTTCCGGGTCGTACTGGGTCGAAACGGACCCATCGGCATTAAATTCGCAAGAGACGCACATGGTGACGAATCCAATCTTTGTAGGGCAGAATGGATAAGTCGGACATAGCGCCAAATACCAGTCTAAACCGCGCCTAATTGGTGCGTACTGGGTCATTTGGGGGCAGAAGCGGACAAGTAGGTCTTAGCGGTTAATCCAGCAGATGTCCGACTTGTCGGCCGGAACCCGCATGAAGGTGATCGAATCGGGGCGGATGAGGACAAAGGCGGAAGAACCGTTCACGTAGCACTTTTGCCACGATTCGTGCGAATCTTCCGCAAGGTCCTCGATCGGGTACTCATCGTCCAATTTCGGGTCGAACCAGGCGTTCGGCGCAAGTCCGAACGTTTCGGACTTACTGGACGAAAAGATGTAAAACATGTCGGACCGGATAACTCCGGCGTAGACGTTGAAGTCGGACATGTCCGAAATGGCCTTTTTGAGCATTTCTTTGGTGATCATGGTGAAACCTCACGTTTCGTGGGGGAATGGGGGAATGGGGGAATGGGCAAGAATGTCCGTTTCTGCACCCAAATGACCCAGTACGGGCCTTTTAGGCGAGATGTCCCATTTGTGAAGTTCTCAAACAGCAGCGGTGTTTGCACGGGTCCGTCCCGTTTTGCCCGACGCAGCCTGTAATGAGGCCTTTCGGGGGCACCGTCCCGGTTTACACGGGATCGCGTGGTGTGAGGTGAAAAGTCCGTTTTGCCCGGGTCTGGGCACACAGATCACCTTATGTATGGAGTTGTCGCCTTCGCGCAGGGGGGCGGGGGGCGGGCGGTGGGGGCGGGGGAATCGGTCATGGCACAAGTATACACAGAACAAATGCGGACATGTCGTGCTTAACACCAGTTTGTCCGTTTTGTCATGGCCGAAAGTTTTTTGCAGCTGGCCGAAAGGGGGATGTCCAGAGTAGGACAAAGGTGGACAAGTCGTAAATGTCCGTTCCCAAAATGTGGGAGGAACAAGTCGGACAAAAGGGGAATGTCCGGAATGAGGGGGTCTGTGCCCCGTCCACCTAAAGCACGATATAGGGGATAAGGAGGGGGCAAGATGGTGAAAGTATAGGGAAAGGGTGTTAAGAGGGAGAAGTCGGACATAGGGGTCTTTATCGTGATAAGTCGGCCTACACGCGCGCGTGCGCGCGGGCGTATGGGGCTTTTATGGTGATAAGGGTGGGTTTAGTAGGACAAGGTGGTGTATCTGGTGATATGTCCGATATAGGGTAACTGTCACTGTTTATGGATGTATATACAAACGAGAGTCCATATCTTTGTAGATTCCTACAAATGGTGGGATTTATGGTGCGATACTCCCAAATTTACTGGCACCGTGTGACATATGTCGGCATAGGCGACAAATGCCCAATGTACCTACATTGTAGGTCTTGTGCGCATAAGTCGTACTATACTGTGACAAGTCGGACATCGCGCGCGCAGTGCCGGATATCTCGCACTATAAGATGACATAGGCGACAAATCGGACATGTCGTAGTACAGAGGTGTAAAGATGGACATGTCCGAAATGTCGGGGCAACTGGTGCAAATCGGGCAGAAGCCCGATAACCCCGATTATCGGCAAGTCCGAAATATCATGATAAAGGCGACAAGTCGGACATGTGCCAACTGAGGGACAAAACGGACAAAAGGTTTGGGTCCGACATTTACGACACGGGGGATATCTGAATTTCGCCTTTACACAGAACCCACACGCATGAACTTTTTGATGAGTAGACCAGTATTGCCTAACTGGATTTTTACACGCATGAACTTTTTCAAGAATAACAATACGTGCATACCAGAAGATGTGAACTGTGAACGATGGTTCGTTCGTCATTATGCGGAACCCCATGGGGGTATACCCCGTCCACCAGAGCAGAGACTATGCATTTCCCCAGGTCAGCCTATAAATGACAACGTGATGACGTTTCGTTGCCACATTCGTTGTCGTAAGTATCTGCAGGTCAGCCTATATATAGGGGGTATATATATATTAGTGTCAACAGTGTCAACGTATTCTATATAAACCCTACTCTCTTAAGAACAAGTCTCTCCCTCTTCGTTGGTGGATGGGTACTGGTTTACTCTAGTTCCGGCTTATAAGTACTCTCTTTCTTATATATTTTTTTTTAGACCGTTGACAAATTGACAAAACCCTCCGACACGCCGTCTGACCTGCAGAAATACGTGTCAACGAATCTGGCAACCGGGCCGTTGACACTTCGTTGTGTCAACGCAAAATAGTTGCTGGCATACAACCAGAATACTGTCAACGGTTTCGTCAGCACGTCCGTTGACGTATTAGGCGGGTATTATGTCTACGGTGTTGACGTTAATGTTGCCAATACGTTGACGAAATTACAGAACGAAAGAGCCCCGGCCACTCGGGTAGTGGCCGGGGCTCTGTTGTTAGCTGACCGGGTTGCGTCGTGGTATGTACGCCTTGCAGGTGCAGGCCTTAGAGGCGCAACTCATGTTCCTGTTAGCGTGACTGATTGGTGGATGCAGGCACCTGCACAGGGAGAGGTCGGGTTCGGGCGTGATCCAGCCCGAAGAGTCGAGCCTAGAAGGTGCGAAGGTCTGGGTGTCGCTGATGCGTGGCCGGGGTCGCATCGGATCGGTACTGGCCCTCTCCGGCGGGAGAGGGTCGCGGATCAGCCACGTCGCCAGGAGGATCAGTCCGATCAGCAGGGCCGTTATCCCCAGCCAGGCTTGCCAGCTCATTGATGTCCTTAGGGTCTTGATCGTCCAAGATAAACAGCTCCTTCAGGTGGATATCCAACTCTACACGGTCGCCGGTGGTAGGCGAGTCGATAAGAACCGTCATGCCTCCTGACTCATTCATGCCGATGTAGACGTTAGAGGGGTTATCGAAGGTGAACTTCTGGTGCGCAGGCACGAGAAGAGCCCGCCTCTCTGGTGGTCGGGTTGCGCATCGGATTGATGCGTACCCTACACCTAAGAGGCGGGCTTGGGGAAGCGGGCTAGTAGTAGTTAGCTCCGGTGAAGCACCTCTGTTCCTTGTATCTGTTTATCCGTCGCTGAATAAACAGGTCCTGCCAAGTAGGGACGTATTTGGGCCGTGGGTTTTTTGAGTTGCGATCCTGTCGGCGCCGCTCGCGTGCGTACTTCCTTTTCCCGTACACACACATCGGACCTTTGCATCCAGCATCCCTGGTCGCTGGATTTCCGTGCTCTCGATAGCGGAAGTTTGGATCCTTGATTTCTTCCTCGCACATGCGAGCAAGAGTCTCAAACGGTACGGTACCTGATAGTGGGACGCCCGATTTTGCCCGCAGGGGGTTCCCATCTAGCAACCTGGTCTGACTTGACAAGGGACTCCAGCACCTTCGTGAATTGAATCTCGTCGTATTTTTTACGAGCGAGGCGACGCTTGATGTCTCGGAATGTAACGCCAGCAGGATGCCCTGACTTTGGGCCGTATCGCGCTATCTGATCCAGAATATCCTGGGCAATCTCGTTGTTGATCGTAACGCCCACATGCTTCGAGGTAACCCCGTACGTCTCCAAGATGTACGGAAGCATGGCCTCCATCTTGCGAACGCACGTCTCAGTGACCTTCTCAAGCATCTCGTTCGCTGCGAACAGCAGGATCAGCTTCTTACTGAGGAGTACCAAGCGCCCCAGCATCGGGTCGGATTCTTGGGTAGGAAGTAGGGTGTCCTCGAAGATCTGTTCGTACAGTTTCTCGGCGGGCTCTTCCCATTCGATCTCTCGTTCGACCAGCGCGTAGTTCCGAATCTCCTGCAGGGGGACCACACACAGAGCGGGATCAAGCCGAATCCGCCTGATCGCCTGCCTCTTCTTTTTCTTGCCGGTGGCGAACACGAACCGGTTGGCGAAGCCCGAGTAGGCGTCGGATGCCGACATGAGCTTCTTGAGGCTGTTCGGTTGGGTGGTTGTGAGCAGACTGGCGTAGGCGTGCTCGGCAATCTTCTTACCGGAGGTCAGTGCGCCAGAGTCGATGACCTCATCGCCGTCATAGAACTGCAGGAGTGTCTGCTCCATGGTCGACCCGATACGCGCCTGCCTGCTAATCAGGCCAGACAGCTCGCTGAACTGAATGATCCCGCGCATCGGAACCCGAACTGTCCCGCTGAATCCAAGTGCAGTACCGTCTACCGAGTGGTTGAAGCTCTCGATCAGGTATTCACCAGAGCCGGGTGACCCAACGAAGTTGGTGCCAGTCGTGTTCGGGTCGGCTGGATCGAACGGCAATGCCTCGCGAAGCAGCTGCCTAAGTAGACCGTTCGCCTGCGACTTGCCCGAACCGGATGTTCCGACAGTGCAGATGAACAGATTGCCGAGTACGGGTCGGCCGTCGTAAAGCTTGACGTTGCGTCCCAGCGCCTGGCCGATGGCAACGAGTCCATTCCAGAGGTAATACTCTTCCGGAATGTCGTCGTTCACCGCAACAGTGTTCATCCACTTGTCGAGGAAGGTGCCGGGCGTAATTACTTGGCGCCAGTCGAAGCCGGGGAGTTCGACTTCTTCTTCCGGTTCCGACCCAGGAAGGTATTCAACGTCTGCTTCCTGCGAGCCTTCTTCGCCTTCCGGTGTTCCTGGAAGAACCACCCCCTCGTTCGACGCCTCTGGGCCTGCCATGATATAAGGGCCGCTAGAGCCAGTCCCAAGACTGTACCCAAGGTCAGATGCAATAAGCTTCCGAACCTGTCCGTACAGATCACCTTCCTTGTATCCCGGGACGGGCAGTCCGTTTCCATAGGCGAACAAGTCATAGGCATCGCCGCCCGTTGAACAGACCTCGCAGTACCAGGTCTTCTTGACGGTGTTGACCCAGGCCGAGGGGTGTTCGTCTGCGTGGCCGGGGATCGGACAGCTGACCTTGATGGACTCGGTACGGCCTCGCGCCTCTTGGCGGGTTCCGCCGATCCATTTGTCGTACGCTGCCAGGATATCCAGCTCGGCCATGATCTGGTCGAACTGGATATCGAACGTGTCTTTGCGTGCCGCTTTGGCTTCGGGTGTGTTGTCCTTCTCGACAACAAAGTCATCCATGCCAGGGATAGCGACTCTAAGCTTTGCTGGTGCAGCAAGTGGTTGTGATACTTTTGCCGCTAGTTCTTCCGCTTCGCGTTCTTCGCGAAGCCTGCGCTGGAAAGGAGTTTCATATGTCACTTCCAGGGAACACCGTTCTGCAGGTAGGTAACGACGTTCTCACTCTTCACCGGAACCCAGTCACACATAGATGACTTGGAGAGATCAATGAAGAATGTTGGGTCGTTGGGAGCTTTGAGATTCCGCCCGAGGGGGAGTCGCATGAGATTCCCATACCCTCCTTCCTGCACCTTGGTTTGCTTGGGGAAGATTTCAATGCTGATGTTCTCGTTGGCGTCGTATTCGTCTTTGTTCGGTACACGAAAGAAGTTTTCTCCTTTCGTCGCAGACACTCCTTCAACTTCGATAGCTTTAGCGAAGTCCTTTAGAACTATCCTAGCACCTCGCTTTGCATCTTCAGCTGTGATTGCATAAGGAGGGAATGCGTAGACGTGTAACCCCTTGTTCCCCGAATAGGCTACTGCAGTCTTAAGCTCAAGTTCTTTGTTGATCACAGAAGCAAGTCCCCAGGCGATCTGCATCATCTCGCCCTTCATCCACTGGCGACCGATGTAATCACGCTGTCGCCAGAGAGCTCTGGGAGAATACCATTCATTCTCTGCAGGAAAGTCTATGCCGCCTTCTTTGCGCTTTGCCTTCGAGATGATCCATTCTGTCGGGATGCCCTCATGATCGAAGGCTGTTGGCATTCGGCCTTCAGATTCCCAGTCGATATCGAAAGCGAACACCTTCACGTTCCCATCAAGACCTACAAGATAGTGGCCCAAAGAACGAGAACCCGCGAGATGCTCCTGCAGAGCGAC